AAATTGCACATCTGAGGTTGTAGTTAATCCTCCATTAAAGTTAACTGTTGACGCAGTAGTTGCATTCGAAGCTGATACTGAAGTGTTAGAAAAAGAAGCTGTAGTTGCTTGGTCAATACTACCAGATACAGTTGCATTAATAGTTGTTGCAGTTATAACATCTGCTTGTAGAGCTTGCATAGTCGTACTACCAGATATGTTTACTGACCCTGTAAATGTATGAATATCATCTGCACTATCACCAAATTGAGTCGAACCAGACTGAAGAATTACTGATGATGTAACGTACTCAGTATTAAACTGTTGAGCAGTTAAAGTACCTGTAACAGTAAAATCTCCATTTAATGTATCACTAGTATTAAGTAAGTAGGAACCTGAGTTGCTATTTAAACTACTAATAGACGTCTCATTTGATGTAACTCTAGACTGTAATGATGCTGACGTAGCCGAATTGACGGCAATATCAACTGCTAGAGATGAACTAAGTGTTGTAGATGACCCTGATATATCTGTAGCTATCTGTGCTGAGCTAGATAGTACACCGTTTGTAGAAAGTAAGGAACCTGTAATACCGTTAGAAACTCTTACACTTCCTGTAAATGTATGAGTATCATCTGCTGAGTTACCAAATAAAGAAGAACCAGAATCAAATAAAATCGATGAACTTATTAATTCTGATTTAAACTCTTGAGCAGTTACAGTTCCTAGTACAACTAAATCCCCTGATAGTTCTCCAGAACCTGATATAGATAAATGATTACTATCATAGTTAAACTGAAAATTGCTTGAACCAGTTAGGAACGATGATGATACGTTACTTGAACCTGATTTTACTTGAATTTGGTAATTATTTCCTATAGCCTGTGGAAAGAAAATATCAGTACCACTATTTAGAGACTTGCTTTGGAATAATGTTACCCCGTATGGTCTAGCTGCTTCACCAATGTACGATGAGCTAAAAAAGAACTCTTTAAAGTTCTGATCAAGTTCAGTATGTGTTAACGGTGATCCTTTTGTTTCTCTAAACGTTATAGCCATTTTACTTATCTTCTAATTGAGAAATTCTTTTCTCTAAATCGTTTATTATACTTTTATGCTCTTTAATTGTTTCTATTAACAAAGGAACAAGACCACCGTAATCTACATTAAGATAGCCATTATTATCTTCAGAAACAACTTCTGGAAGAACTTTCTGTACTTGTTGTGCAAGCACTCCTACATTTCTTTCATTCTTTTCTTTCCAGTTATAGTATACTCCATCAATAGCTTCTAATCTATCAGAAGCATTATCTATTATATAAATATTTTCTTTTAATCTTTCGTCAGATGTTTGAAAAACTGTACCAGATGCTCTTATACTACCTGATACGTCTAACGCATATGATAGTGGAAGAGAAGAACCTGATTCATTAACTTTAATACCCACACTCCCGCTTTCATCAACTACGAATCCAGGCATAGTAATAATAGTAGAAGAACCTGAAAATGCTGCGACTCTTCTGTTTAGACCTGCATCCTGTAATCCTTTTATTAGTGAATATGAAACTGAACCTGAGTTTATAGGTACATTTTGACTACTTGAATAATGTAGTGTTAATTGTTGTCCGTTTCCAGACAGAGAACTAGAATAGAAAAAAGAACCAAAATTTTTATCCATTTCTGAATAAGTCAATGCTTCTGTTTTATTTGCTCTAAACGTTATTGTTGACATTATATATCTATTTTAATTGCGAATGTCATATCTACATTCTCTGATTTTGGAATCGGTCTGTTTAGTTTACCTAAAGCAATCAATTCGTTACTTTCATTATATAATCCAACAGCCGATATGTAAGGTCTGAAAGTACTTCCTGATATGTTATCTCGAACAGTATTATCAGATCCTGTTAGTGCTGATGGATTAAAGGTATGGTTTAGTTCAGACTCTTTAACCGTACAGTGAATGTTATATGTATAAATAGGTTGTTTTGATTTCCAGGTAACTTTATGTCTAGAATATGTCGAATAATATCTAGCTACTACCTCATCATTAAATATAATTAAACCTTGGTTATATATTATATCTCCTACATATCTTGTAGGTAATGTCCAAACACTATCAGAGCCTGATATTAGTAATCTTCCTTCTCCATCGTCTATAATAGGTATGTGTTGCATAGACCCGGTAGTTTCTATCATATACTGTTCGGTGCTTTCATCTACATAGTTACTTTCACTAACTAAGTAACTACCAGTATCTATAGGTGCTGAGTTATACCAATACTTTATATCTTCTACGAATAAATTAGCTCCTGTGTTAGTATCGCTAACGTACGCATCTGAACAATATTTATCTACAGATTCAGTGAAATGCTCTATATGAACTGTGCCAGGTTCGATTCCCACTCCCATAACGTCTCTTGGAATAGAAATTATACCTACCTCATTCGTTTCAAATCTTGATCTTGATAGTTCTAATGTAGTTGTTGGGGAAATATCAAACGAACCTGAGTAAGTAGTATACCCATCTAGTGAACCAGATGTGTTACCGTAAAAGCTTTGGTGTACGCTATTATATACTAATTTTTCGTAGCGATTATTTCTATAGTCAGAAGGGTAAGGGTACCCTGGTGTTGAACCAGAAAATCCTCTTAAAGTTTCTATTCCGTATTCTGTAATATAGCTCCCTGTTGCATACCAGTGTTTCTTAGCTACATAATCAGTTACGTAAACATCCTGACGATTTAATTTCTTGTATGCACTCATTCATTAGTAGTCTAACTTGATACGAACTAATGATTCTTTAGAAAAATCTTTTAATAGAGGTCTAGATAATTTTGCTACTGCTAACAAATCGTTATTATCATTGTATAAACCTACTGCTGTAATGTATGATTGAGGTGAGTCAATCATTACATTATGTCTAATTTCTCCAGAACCTGTGATCAATGAAGGGTTAGTAGAATAGTTAAACTCTGCATTACGTGCTCTAACAAAAACAAAGTTAGATGTAATAGTTTCTTCAGATTGAACTCTAAAGCTACCACTTAATGTTAGAAGATTATAAAAGGTTGCCATGTTTGCACCTGCTGTATTAGCCGACCTATTAGTATTAAGTGCTAATCCTCCTTGAGCTGTATTTCCATCTAATGCCTTACCGTTAATAAGTATTACTCCAATATCTGGTAAAAGTTTACCGTATGAACCTGATCCGTTTGTATATCCATTAGTATCTACTCCAGAGTAAACGTTACCTAAAGAACCTGATACTAATTCAAATACTCTTCCTGCATCAGTAAATGTTGTTGTAGCTACTACTTGACTATCATCAGTTAAGGTTATTTCCGCACCACTAGAAGATACATGAAGTTTAAATTCTAATGTACCAGGTAGTAACTTCTCTTTGTATCTTGCTCTGTCGATTGTAATAGCATAAAAATATTCAGAGTTAATACTTCCAAATGTAAAGTCTTCTTCTTCAGTTCCCAGTACTAGGTTTCTATATTGTCCGTATACTGTTGCAGAAGGTGACTTTCCAGCAACGTTAGTATTGTAGTATAGTGATCCACTTCCTTTTTTATCTGCGTAAGCTACACTAAATTGCACTCGAGCAGTATCTAGAGTAGATCCTGTTTGATAAACATCATAATAGAAATCAGCAGAAGTTCCTCCGATTTGAGTTGATGATGTAAAAAATGATGTAAGAGTAGTTACATCTCCTGACCATACTGGAGCAGTTACTGATTCAGCACTCACCACTACGTCTTCTGTATCGAATCTTTTATATGACATGATTAGTTAGTTTTAGTGATTGTTACTGGTATCGTTAATCTAGCTCCTGATCCTCTACCAATTACAGTTAATGTAGTTTGTAAGGAAATTCTTGAACCGAATAATGTGTTTACTGATGTAGCAGTAAGGTTAATTGTTGTTCCAATTACTGTTTTCGATACGTTTGTACCTACTGTAGTTGAAGTATTTAACCTTTCAGCATCTTCTGTATTGATTCCAACACCAGTAAAGGAGTTAAGAGTTCTTACATCAGCAATTGTTGCTGTATATCCGTCTGTTTCAAAAATAGACGTTGCTCCTAAGTAGTTAAGTGTTTGAGGGGTAACTGCTACAGAAGCACCTTGTTTAAGAGAAATAGATGAATAACCTAAATCTAGTACAGGAAGTTTTGATGTCCCTCTAGGTAGAGTTGTAAGCTTATATTTCATTATTTGTGTTTCGTCAGGAAAAGCTTCTAACAATGGCATGTTTTCTATTGCTTCTCCGTACAGAGCAGAACCTGAGGGATGTGATGGATTGTATAAGGTGTAATCAATCTCGTCATCTGCTAATGCAAATTGAGTGATCTTAAAAGAGCCATCCCCTCTAGCTAATAACTCTCTTCCTTTTTTTGTTAAAATCGCATCCACCGTCACGATTGAATTATCTAAGTATCCCATTTTCTAAATGTGTTTTATATAAATATATGTTAATTAAGTATTCTATTCAACTAGAGTAACTCCTCCTAGTTCATTTGTTGTAAAAACTTCTCCTTTGTCTATAGAAAAGACTTTACTTCCTACTGTTCTTACTAAATCATTTCCTTGCTCTGTGAAAATAAAGCTACCTGAGCTAGGGAAATTAGGAAAAGTTTTTGTAGGATGACTACCAGAAATTTCTGAATTAAAAAAGATTCTTACTATTTCTCTGTCTGATTGGTTAATATTTTTTATTGTAGTTGTATCTGCATCAGAGCTATGAATACTGCCTTTAAACCCTTTTACTGATTGAGCTGGGGAGTTTCCTGCGATGCGATTACTGTTTACATAAGATGTTAAATTATCTTTATTTGCCTCGTAAGCAGAACCTGCTGCTGTAAATTTACTACCGTTGTATTTACCGTTTATTATACCTGTTTTAGTATATGAGCAGTTTTGTATTTCAGCAAACTCTGCTGATTGAGATAAAATAGCATCAAAGTTAGTAGGATTTACGGCATCTGCAAATCTATCTACTTTTTGTGCCTTTGCGTTTCTTTTACTACCTTCACTATTATTCATTAGAGGATTATAATCGTTATTATTAAACTCTAAAGTTGAATAAGGTACAAAGACAAATTCTGAGTTTTCAAATGTATTGACTCCTCCTATCTCAGTAGGTAATTGATTTACTACTACTTCATCGAAAGTAAAGTAGAAGTATTCACTTCTTTTTTGTCTTCCTGTTATTTTTGCTGTTACTGTTCCTGTTGTATAAGTAAAGTTAATATCAGTTACTTCTTTAAATGCTGCCGCTACATTAGTTCCTTCTTGACTAGTAAATGGAATAGTTAATCCTTGTAAATGAAAAGGAGCTGTAGGGATACTATCAGAACCAGAAACACTACTACTGTAAAGCAGGTTTGCGTTTCCTGTTCCGTACGATTGGGGTCTAGATGCTATAAATTCTTGTAGTGTCATATCTAATTAAAAATAGCGTAATATTTATTTCCTTTAGTCTGTTCATCTTCATAGTATATTGAAATAGTAGATGAAGTAGAGAATAAAGTACTTCCTGTTGTAGGTCCGTTATACCATCCGTTAAATTCTCCTCCATAGTAGCTCGTTTCAGCTATTACTGTAAAGAACTCATAAGTGTCATAATCATGAGAGAACTTAAGGTTAGTAACAGATGGACCCATACTTATTGGATATGTCATTTCAATTGAGCCACTTATTCCGTCTCCTTCACTTCCTGTAGCGTAAAATTCAAAGTATTCTCCTACGTAAGAAGAAGAAAGAGCTACAACACATGCTGGTGGTATAGGTAGAGATAAGTTAAATAATGTAAGGTCAAAAGTAATATTAGGTTGTGCTGATCCTACGAACGGGTTATTTTTACCAACCTCTCCGTCTGTTGAAATAAGTAAAGAACCACTAAACTCACCAGTAAACTGCGGTGATTCATCAGTTACGTTTCTAGGAGCACTTCCGAACGGTGTGACAATTCTTGCGTTATAGTTAGTAGTAAATCCATAGCTTGCAGTTGAATCGTAACTACCACCTTGACCACCTGTCATAGAAGCAATAGACAGTGAACCGGATTTAGTTTCATCAGTTATTACTCCTGATACTTGTTGAGCTTTACTTCTATGTAGTTTATGTGATTCAATTATTATACCTGTATCTACTTTTGTTCTAGCAGGAACAAAGTCTTTTATCATTCTAAATAAAGAACTATCAAAAAAGTTTAACAGTCTTATGAATGATTTAGGGCTTCTTGCATACTGTAATGCATCATCCCAATCCCAGTCTGCTTCATTCCACTTAGTAAATATATCCTCCCAAGTATAGGACATATCGGTAATTCTTCTTCCTAACAGATTAAGTCTTTCATATTTTTTTTCAGCATTATCTCTTGGATCACCAATATAGTCATCAATATCAAAACTACCAGATACTTTTAAATCTATAAATTCGTTTGTACCTCTAGCAACATTGAATCCTACTTGTACTTGATGACTATCATCTGAATATCTTTTTTTCTTTTTTATAGTAGAAACATATCTAGATAAAGTACTACCTGATATTAAACTACCTGTATTATCTAATCTAACTTTACCAGCGGGAGTAACGTGGTACCTTATTGAACCGCTAGGTTCAGCACTAGTAGTAATAGATGTGTCAATAGATTCAGATATACTAGAAGAGGTAAAGTACTCAGGTCCAAAATATCTGTTTGAATCTATAGTAGCTCCTCCGTACTGTTTTACTGATAACATATCAAAAGGTATACCGAAGCAGTTAATTAGTGCTTTTAATCCTCTTTCAGTTCCTTTAGTTTGAGTTAAGTAAGGTAAGTTATGGTAAATTCTTTTGTGTACCTCTTGTTCGTAATCTAACTTAGATACTGGTTGTAGATATTCAAGTGCTGTACTGCCGCTGTTAAAAGAAGCAGAAGTAGCAATAGACATAGATGCTATGTTAAGCTCACTACCTGTTGAAGGTGTTTCACCTACAAGCATTGAAAATAAATTATCTGTGTTTTGATTACTATCGTACAACTTAATACCGAATGACTCTATTGCACTCCTTACTATATCTTTTGCTATACCGAAATCAAGCCTGTTATCCCCGTTATACCTATCGGACATTGCTTTCATATAAACCCATATGTTGTCAAAATGTTGACCAATCATATGAGTAAACATTAAATAATTAGCATTATTACTATCCTCTCTTATAAAAGTAGGTATAGTGTTGATTAGAATATCATAGTTGGTATTATCGTATATTGATGCAGAGTTTAGTTTATCTGTAAACCAGTTAGATCCAGAAGTTGATGTAGTAGAATATAGGCTTCCTGAGTTAATTTTAGGCCATGCGTGTGATCCACTTCCAAAATACAGATGTCTGTCGTAATGGTCAAAATTATTTACTACTCCTTTTATAAGGTTTTCATAGTAAGCTACACTTCCTGAGCTGTTACTAGCACTTAGAGAATTTGATGTATATGTTTCTAAATTTGTTTCATAAGATTCCAATAAAGCTAACTTATATTGAAAGTTTCTTAATCTTTCTTCTACAGATGAAAAATGTATAAAATTGGAAAAATCATCATATCTTATAGTTATACTAGCTCCTTTTTCATTTAATAGTGAATATAGTTTATAATTTGAACTACTAATAGGATAACTAAAAAGTTGATTGTAATTTAAAAATTCAGTAGATGTACTTGAATCTTCTGCTAACTCTACTTGAAAATTAGGACCCTTAAGATTTCTTACTGATATTTTATCTTCTATAAAAGTTGATACTATTTCAAACGCAAGAGTATTAGATACTACTTCTTCAACTGTGAATTCTGAGTTAGTGTTTTGACTAGAAGGTAGTGGATCGTATAATTTAAAAACTACTGCAAGACCTTTTGGTGTTTCTTCTAAATCTATATTTAGACCTATACTACTAACATTATCACCAAAATTTAATTTAAATTCAGAGAAGTAAGAGGGATCGTTAAGTTTGCTCTTTATAGAGTTAACATACTTAGTTATAATGTCATCATCGATATCAATTGATAGTGCTCTTATTTCAGTTCCATCCCCAGATATACTTTCAATAAAAAGCGGACTTCCAAATATTCCGTCGGAAAAAAGATTATTAGTAAAAGTATAAACCAGTCTAACATCCCCACTTTCGTATCCTAAATTGACCATATCGTCAACTGGATTAATAGATATATTAGATGAACCAGCTTTACCAGCTGATGCGGCATTAAGTAACTGAGTGTACCTACTATAACCGTTTGTGACTTCTAATAAAGTGTTATCTAACGAATATACAAATAAGTCGATACGGTGTTTTGACTGATCAAAGAGTGTATTGAGATCAAAAGAATCAATAAGCTTCTTATCATCATCTTTGATAGTGACATCTTGACTTGTAAAGTCTACAGGTATTTCAGATATGTTATATGTATAATTTGCCACTAACTTTCAGGATTATTCAAATCAATTATTTGTTGGTTAAGATCTAATATTTGTTCTCTGAGTATAGATATTTCATCTAATAGAGGTTGAATATCCTCTGTGTCTTTTTCAAATTCTACTAATTCTGAGCTTCTTTCTACTAATACTCTATGTGAATTTAATTCACCTTCTACTGGTATTTCAAAATAAAATTTGTCGTACAGAGCAAAAAATTCTTCTATACTAGTTTCTTCTTCAACTGGTGCTGGTTGAGCAAATGTTTTAAAAGACCTATCTACTACTTTTTCAAATTGGTCTTTATTATAAACAGTTTTTTGTATTTTTATTTCATTAGCCATGTCTTACTACCTTGAAAACATTATTATTATCTAGTACAATAGTACTATCGTTTAAAGTAGTTTTGACTAATAATCTATAGAATCTTTCTGGTTGAAGAGAATCCATATAAACATCAAAATAACTACTAGTATCGTCGGCACTTAGTTTTGTATATGTTGTATCGAAGTCTATTATCATCTCTCCACTGTATTCATCTTTTATACCCCAATAAGATGCAGAAGGTAATTTGTATTCTGTTAAATATATAGATGATGTAGTAAAACTTCTTGTAGGGTACTTAGGTCTAGCTGACAGTCTAAATCTAGCAGAATCAGAGTCAGAATATTTTTCTTTGTGGTTTTTTATAGTTACAGTTGCTATATCAGTTGAAAGTTCTGATAACGAAGAGCTATATACACTGTCGTCCCATTTAAACTCTAGATATGGGGGAAATATAGTATGAGTATTACTTCCAAAGTACTTTAAGTTAATACTAGCGGATACATAATTCTCATATGAATCCTCTATCTTTAGTAACATTCCGTAGTTTGGTATACTACTACTATAATGAGATGTAACTACCGTTGTAACATCTAAGTCTACATCATGGTCCGAATCTAATGTAAATGTCTGACTACCTGAGACGCTAGAGGTAATAAAATCTGCACCTAAGCTGTCCCATGCATTTTCCTGCGCTCCTCTATGTCTCCAAGAAACACCGGTTTTGTTTAAAGGACTGTCGTCTCTTCTTCCAGTACCGTTTGTCCATGATTGAGATACAGGATAAGCATAGATTATATAGGAAGTAGGTATTTCTGTTGCTGATGCTAAAGATAAATGTAGACTTGATGACCATGTTCCAGTTACTTTGTTATCTAAAGTAGATGTTATTTCCGATGTTTTAAATTGAATAAGAGATCTTTGAGCTCTACCAACTAAATTTGCATCAGGATAACCACCTATTTCAATTACTGGGTCTAGTCCTGCGTTACCGTAGATGCCAGAAGTATTTGGTTCTGACCAAATAGTAGTGTCTTTTTCGGGAAATAATCTATATACTGCCATCTTAAATATTTGTTACTCTACCTTCTATATCAGTATCAGGAAACTTTACTTCGAAAATACTTGGGTCATATGAAGGGTAGACTATGTTATCTTTTGTTGCTCCTTTTACATCATAAGCATACTCAGAGTAGTTACCTCCTTGTTTGTTCTCAATAATTACTTTTTTTACTGTCTGTACTCCTTTTACTCTATCTAGTACTGTAAATAAGGTAGATAGGTTTATAGGTTGGTTGATACTCCAGTTTTCTATTTTAAAGTGATTCTTTAATGCAGTTGTACACCCTAGTAGCACATCTCTAGATGAGTAGCTAGGAAGTGTTAATATTTCGAACTTTACACCAATGTTTACTATAAACGCATCTTTTATATCTAAAGCATCAGTCAGCATCATGTACTGTGATAGGTATGTACTTAAATTATTTTTTAATGTACCGGTAGCATTAATTAACTTACCTGCACTATTGTAAGATAATACATAAATTGAAAGTGCTAGTGGATTTTTGTCTAATACACTCCTATCAGAATTATTTGTTAACTCTCTTGTTACAAAAGTTTTAGCTACTGTTCCAAATTGAGGAGGAAGTGATGCTGCTCTTACAGTAAAATCTTGTAGAGTTACAGCTCTTTTTTGTTCAGAGAATGATCTTAAACTGTTCTGTCTTATTTCTTCAACAGTGTCTCCGTCTTTACCTCCTGATGCTGCCTCAGGGTTAGTACATGATAAGGTGCTTGAATAGGTTGTATCTGTAGCTGACGGTGTAGATGTAATGGTCGTAATAGAGTTGGTAGGTACATTTGCCGCAACTCCACCACCTGTAATATACCTTATAGTGAGTGTTGTGTTACTAGGAGACTGACCGTACGTTTTTGTAAATAAAAAGTTAGAAGGGTCAAAAGATAAATCAAATTTGTTTATTGTATCTGCGTCTCCAAACTTCTTTATATATGTAGGATCAGGTAGAAACTCTTCGTCTCTTGCAATTACTACACCTGAGCCGAACTGTAGTTGTAGAACACCTTTAGATGTAAATCTACTTACAAATCTTCTAGGAACACTTTGTAGTTTCATTATACTTGGAATAGAACTTTGATCGCTTCCTTCGTTACTCTCTTCCTTAAAAACTGTATCTTGACCTAAAAAAGGAACCTCATACCAAATATTTCCATCACTATCTGTTACATCTAAAACTCTAACAATATCTGTATCCAGTACTTCAATAGTTGAAAATTTTTCAGCTGCTCCGAAATCTTTGCTTGTAGTTTTAATAGTACCCGAGAATGCTTTTACTTTCTTAGTTAAGGTATATACTGATGGATTACCGTCTGCTATTTCTGATATCTGTATTGAAGTAGGATCTAAAGAACTACTAAATTTAAAGTCTACTGTTGAAGAATGAATATAAGTTTGGTTTCCATCGGTTGTAGATGTACTTACTGAGTTGTCACTTAGTTTTAATGCTTGATCAAAATTAGGAGCAAAAGATGACGAAGTACCTAATGCACTAACTTGTTGAGAGATTTCTAATTCAACCTCTGCAACATTAGTCACTCTTGGTCTATACCCCATCATGTATGCTAATGCATATAAGTTAGATGGGTTTTGAGCATGCTGAAGGAAAGATTCTTGAAGTTGAGTGTCTGTATAAAAAGATAAAACGTCTCCTACATAGGAGGCCATTTCAATAAACATAGCTCCAGGTGATGCTTCGTTAAAGTCGTTGTAGGTGTCGGGAAAGTAGTTTTTAGCAAACTCTACAAGTTGAGTTTTAAAGTCCCCAAACTCTCTATTGATATATTTTATGTCTTTTTCGTTAGCCATTATTGTTCAAAATTTATTACTACCTCATCGTTTATATTAGTCTGTTTAACTGTATAATTAAGACTAAACTGAATAACATTTCTATCTGGGTCTGCAGTAGTGTTTATATCAATAGGTTCTATTCTTGGAAAGAATATTTTTAATTCCTGTCTAATAGCTGCATCTATTAACCTTAAACTATTAGGTGTAATATTATCAAAAATAAATCTTTTTATTTCTGAACCAAATGTAGGATTAAGATATCTTTCGCCTTTTGCTGTAAGGAAAAAATCAATCAAATTAGTTTTGATAGCTTCTTTAGAAGTAAAAGTAGATGTAAATACACTATCGCTAGAAAAAGGTAATTTTACTCCTATCGCTTTTCTAGGTTGTAAATCTAATGGATCTTTTATTTCTACTTTGAATGCCATTTATTAAAGTCCTCCTGATCTGTTTTTATCTTTCTTTACTGCAGCATCTAATACTTGTTTAGCTTTTGATACAAAGTCAAGTTTAGATATATCTATTCCAGGCATAGGTCCAGAATTCTCTGTCATTCCCATGTTTGATGCCATAGAGGATGCAAAATTAGGTTTCTGAACTCCGCTACCTCCAGATATATGTTTAAAATCTTCTCCGGTCATTTCTGACCTTGTTGCTTGCAACATTTCATCTAATGATGCGCTTTTACCAACAGACCATTTTTTAGGTTGTCCTTTTTCAACAGTCTGGTATACGTCAATAGGTTTAGTAGGAGTAGAAGCATATTTTACTGCTTCGTTCATTACTTCTTGTAACTCCTCCTTAACTGCTGCCCTTACTTCTTCTCGTATAATTTTTTTTAATAGTTCGAGTTTCATATATATAAATAGTTTAGTTATGGAAGTTGATTATCTATTCTAAATTTAATTTCGTCTAATAGTACTTGTGTTGAAGAACTAAAAGATTTTGGACCTCTTAACACCACAATTTCCTCTAAGTTTTTAGCTACTGCAAAACGCTTTGGAGCTATCGTAGGTGAATCAGGGTCTAGTCTGATTTCTAATTTAAATACTTGTCCAGAAGGTCCTGTATGGAAAAAATCTGGGTTAAGCTCGCTATCACCTTCATTAGGTGCAGCAAAAGTATCTAATAAGTCTTTTATTCTATTCTTTATATCTTTATCTAGCTCTGATCCGTCTATATTATCTAATAGTTTATTTAATAAGCTTATACTATCATTCTCCTGATCAGTTAACTTTATCCATGGTCCAACTCCTGGTAGTCCATCATCTAAACCTCCGTCCTTATTTGAAAAGTGATCTTTAGTACAAGACCATCTAAAACCGTTGTATGATATAGTATCATTTACAAAGTACTGTCTTCCGTTAAACCATTTGCCTTTGTACCTCAAAGCTGAATTATCGTTAGTGTTTCTACTAAGTAGTTTAGGTCCTAGAGTTGAAAATATAAAAGTTTCATCTTCATTTACTATTCCTATCCTAGTTAACTGTTCCAAAGTAACATTTCCTTCATCTAGTTCTTTTTGTAAAGCTAAATCTGCTTCACAGGATTTAAGAGCATTATTTGATCTCTGCAAGTTACGGGTTATCCCCTCCATCGTAATAGCAGGAGTTTCTAATATAATAGTTATAGCTTCTATATCATCACTTATCTGCTTTATAAACTCTTTAACAAGGTGCATTATATCTGCAAACTTAGTAGTAACGTTAACAGGTATACCGAACCCAGGAGGAACAGATTGAGGGATAGGTAAAGATAGTATAATTTTAAGTGCTCTTTTTAATCCCTTAACTGGTCTTTTTAATTTTCTAGGTAACCTTTTTATCCTTGATAGTCTTTTATCAATGCTAGCTAGTTTGTTATCTAAACTATCTTTTTTAGATCTTAACCTTTTTAACTCTTTTTCAGATGGACACCCTTCTCTATTTAGTAAGTTAGTAATCTCTGTTGCTCTGTCCAAAGCATGAGATGTAACTTTACCTTGAAGTTTACCCACTAATCTTGCGATAGTGCCTGATAGTTTGCTTTCTGGGATATTTACGTAAGGCATTATTCAGTGTATACTTTTCTTGATAAATTTAGTTTTAACTTCTGTCTCAATACTTTTAAAGTAGGAAATATAGCTGCTGATGATGCTATTATTTTTGCTACTGCTGCAGGTGGTGCTGGTGGGAGTGTTGCTAAAGTCTTAACTAATGATTCAAATTGAGATAAATGATCATCAAGCCAGTCTATAGTAGTTTGCCCCAGTAGGACAGGTTCGTCTTCTTTGAATCCCATTTCTCCTAAATATATTCTTTTAGCATCTAGACCTACGTATTTATCTGCATCTATTCCTACTTCTGCGGCATTGATTCCTATCTGTTCTTTAGCTGATATAAGTAAGCTTTCGTCTTTTGCGTTAAAAATTAATCGACCAGAGTTTATTATTACTTGATTACCTTTGAATTGATCAGCATCTTTTGGTTCGCTTTCTAAAGCTTTTCGTCTTGTGTTAGCTATATCGAGTTCTATAGTATGATCTGAGGTTAAATAGATTGATGAAGGATCTTCATTTATATCTTCAAGTACTGTATCTAATCCATCTTTCGTTTCAACTTGGCCATTTCTTAATATAGTAAAAGGTTTACCGTTATTAGAACCATCAGATATTTCATTAGATTCAAACTTTGTTCCTCCTAACCTTATAGAACTGCCATATCTGCTCTCAATCAATACATCTCCAGGAAACATTTGTAAATTATTTACTGCTGCCTGCTCTTCAAAGTCTTTTCCTAAATCTGCACTTCCTTCTCCATCTTGTTGAGTATCTGGGTATGCATTATGATGGGTGTGGTTCCATAATGGTAGAATATCGATCCAGTAAATTTTATTAGAAGTAGCCCCAAAGTCTCTGTAATCCGATGAAGGTCCTGTTATAATAAGGACCATTTCATTTATAAGAGGTAGTCTTTTTATAAACGTTGTACCGCAGTAAGCAAATTTTTTGACTGCATCATCTGACTGATCAGATGCTGTATCGGCTTCTACATATTCTACACCGTAAAGTGCTTGACTTTTACCCTTCTCATCAAATAGTGGATGAAAAGCATCAACGACAACGTCGGTAACTCTCCCAAAAGTTATTGGAGATTGAGCACCAGATGTTTTAGTCCCTGCTTGACTACTTCTAGATGTTGAAAGTCTTGAACCTAAATTATAGTTCGTTGCCATCTTCTTCTGTTTGCTCTGTTTCTTTGCTTTCTAGCTCTTTATCTAATTCTTCTTGTTCCTCTAAAAGATCCTGAAGGTCTGAGAAATCAAACTCTCCTCCATCTCCTTTAGCTTGTGCTATCTCTATACGTTGTATTACCGTCGCTAACTTAATTAAATGTTCATCATTTTTTACACCTATCTCCATATACTCTTTAATCATAGGTACAATAAGAGTTGCGTCGCCAATATTCTCAATTAAAGGTTTAAGTTCTCCTATAAGAGCTTTTACTTGACCTTTTGTTTCTTTTGAGTTGTCGTAAATTTCACCGAAAAGATCAGATAATGTTTTTCCTAAAAATATTTCTTTATCTAAACTCATAATAATAGTTTATTATAAATAGACTAAAGGAATTCTTTTGTTAAGTATCCGTTATCATAGTAGAATTGATACTTCTCTTTAAAGTTTTCTTTGAGTTTAGTAACTACTCTTGTTAATTGAGGAGTTTCACAATCTGTCATTTCTCTTATGTATATGTAAAGAGCTTTCTTTTTAAATATTTCAAGATCATGTCTTGTCTTAAAAATAGTGAGTGTAGCGTCAGCTATTTTTCTTTCTGATTCTTTTATGAATATTTCATCTAACACTTCGTAAACCTCTTCTACCCAGTTATCAATAAATTTACTAAGGGGTATTCCTGATGAACTATCTAAATTTAAAGATTCTTCATATGATTCTTCTATGTCTGAGAAAGAACCTATCTGTTTAAGCTTCTTATAATTTTTATTATTGTAGTTTATCAACCAGCGTTTAACGATAGTACCAAAATAAGAATATGCTTTTGCACCATTAGTAGGGTCAAACTTCATTATCTTTTCTTCTAATAGAACTGATACTAGTTCGTGTTTTAAATCTTCTATCTGTTCAACATCTGTATAATAAAACTTAAAAGTATGTATTATATTTTCTGCTAGTTTATAAAAGGGGAGGTAAATATGATCAGTGAATACTTTATTTCTGTACTCCTGATCTGTAGATGTGTTATATTTTACTATATACTCTTCTGTCTCTTTTGTAAAGTAATTAGCTTTCGCTCTCTTTCTTGCCATAATTTTCGGGGAGCATGTATCGGTTTAGCTCATCTTGTACGTATTTCATTTGTTCAAAAAAATAACCGACCTCATCATCCGATTGAAAAACCCCTTTTTCATCAAGACTTTTTAGGTGCTTTTGACCTTCTCCTACCGCTGTAGATATATTCTGTAGATACTGTGTCTGGTCTCTTACAACATCCTCATACTTTTCGTTTTTCAACAGTAGGTTACGAATAATATAAAGTAATAAAATTAAAAAGGCAACTAATACACCAACTATTATGTTATAAAGTGTGAAAATATCTGACATTATTATAAATTTTTAAGCATTTTACTAAGGCCTTCTGAAGAGTTTACTCTTTTCCCTGTAGATGCTGCTGTTTTTTTAGCTTTAGGTGTAGAGCTTCCTCCGTTTCTTTTCCACATATCGTATTCAACTTTAGAGGCTAAGAAGTCTGCACTGTGGAGTACTGATATGATAGATGTTTTTTGCCTAGACGTTTCAACATGACTGAAGAAGTAAGCTTCGTTTGCTTTATCAAATACTCCATCATGACATCTTATAGCTAAAAATTCTTTTTGACTAACCTTGATACCGAATTTCTGTAAAATAAATAAAGAACGGTCTGGGATTAACATAAAATCTAAATCTGGATTAAATGTATACATCTCTGATAGCTTATCTTGTCTCCATTTATCAGTCTGAGGTATATAGTTTGGTTGTTCACCGTCTCCGAGTTTACCTAGATCGTGAAATAATGCGGCAAATACAAGCTCTTCTACGGTGTAATCTATTGTTCCACCCATCTCTTGATATAACCTAGATTGTTTTACCGCATATTCCACTACTCTATTGACATGATCGACATAACCTCCTGCAAAAGCACTATGATACCAAGACTTACCACTAGCAGGAGCCATTACGTAAATTTCTTCCATATGAGACATCATATCTTTAATGGAATCTTTACGGTCACCTATGTAAGTGTCCACAATCTTAAGATGTTTTTCGTAGTTTTTTTGTATTTGTTCTGCCGATAATGACATATTAGATTAATTTTATAGTTTATATTATATACTTTTATATTTATCTATATATATTTATATACTTATATATATATTTTTAATATATAAATTAAGATAATGATTTTTTTTCAAAGAATCAACTATTCTACAATAAATTTTGCAAAAATCTCTCTTCCTTTAGTTTCCATACCTGCTTCCCACCAAACTGTAGCTTTAATTTGTATAGTATCACCTTTCATTTCGGGAGGAAATGGTCCTAAAATACGTTTTCCTGATACTCTTGCTTCGGAATACTTAGATAAAAGAATTCTATCTGACTGAACTATAGGAAGTTCATCATTTTGAAACTCCCATGTAGTGTCTGTATCAAAAGTAGCTTGGACGACCGGGGATCCATTGTACCAATAGTCTTCGTTAGTAGTAGCAGCATCAACCAGTATACTAAACCTAGGGTAATACTGTCCGTTCCAATTTAAACTAACATGGTAAAAGCCATTTTCATCTTGTTTTTGTGAAAATACTAAAGAAGCACTACAATCTCCCGAATAACAAGTAGGAGCAGTAGTAAATTCTTCCTTAGAACAAGAAGTAAGCATAAATGATATAAGAAGTAGTAAAAGAAAGAACAAACTAACATTAGTTACCTCACCATCTTCTTTATATGCTCTAAAAATACTGATAGTTACTAGAACTACTGGGAAAAATATCGCAAAAGCGAGTAAAAAGTGTAATAAATACATAACCTTAATTTTTATACTTAAATATAAGAAAAATAACTCAGTCAGGCAACTATTTTAGTACCTTTCTTCGTTTATTTTTTGTACAGCAGCAATAGCTTGAGTAGGATGCATGTAAAACCCCTCTCTATTCTTACTTACTCTAAATTCTTTAAGGTATTCATGAGTTTTTTTCTCTAAATCATGTGCTTCGGTACATTCTACTGACCATTCTAGGTTCCATTTTTCAATTACACCTGTAGCAGAGTTAATTTCCTTAATCCTCTGCTGTGGAGACGTAGTAGTAAAACCTATTTTAACTATTCCTGGCATAGATGGGTTAGTAAGTACGTAAACAAACTCTCCCCAAGTAGAAGAATATTCATCTAAACGTTCATTCATACCATTTAACCTCCATTGACAGTCATCTGCCATGGTAAGGTTACCTCTTTCAAGATAAACCTCTTTTCTTGTTCGCATTTCTGCTATTTCTGCCTTTAGCTCCGATATTAGACTCATAACCTTAATTTTTATACTATAAATATACGAATAATATCTCGGGGAGGCAAAGGTTTTTTATTAAAAGCGTTAGCTCGCCGCGCGAAACGCGCAAGCAGCACCGCGATTTTACTATATAATAGTCTTAAAACTTCTTTTAGAAAGTAAATCTATGTATCTCTTTATAACAGCACACTTCTCATACTCTTCAAGTTTCTCATAATAGACTCTTAAGTGATCTAAACAGTAATCAACATCCTTCCTATCGAAAGACTCTCCTACCTTGTATATACTATCGAAGTTTGTAGAATTAATTCGTGTTAGATAAGAGTATAGCTTATTGTAGTATTTGTACTTAGTAAGGTTTCTTATCTTCTTATAGGGACCTGGATACTGCTTTAGGTACATCATATCCATCATCTGGTAGTTCTCTATGCCTCTGAGTACCATACCCATAAGAACAAAAGGGTTATTGAGGGCATCCTCCATGCCGTGTTCCTTGTAGACTTGCTCGTCACCTTGCTCAAATATACTAAATAGAGTATTAGGGTCTATTGATTGCATGATAATAAATAGGTGTTTCTATATAGCGAAATTTTTTCTCGGAAATTTTCCCGGTATTTCTTGTCTATTATACGAAAAGTTCTTATATTATTAATATATGATAAAGTTAGACGTAAACATAGGGGATACAATCCTAATGGGTAAGTTTAAAAATAAACGAGTTAAAATAAAAACTATAGAGTACGATGAGTTTGGTATGCCTCTCATCAATGGCAAACCTGGTTGTACTTTTAGAATGGTTCCTAATCCAAGAAAATGAGTCAAAGTTTTATTATTAGTGCTACTGTATTTGTTATCATAATGGTGATCTTCCACATCGTTAAAGATATCTTTCTCTCTACTTACCTTAGCTCTAGTATGCGCACCAGAGTTAACAGAAGGTGGCTTATAAGTACGGCAATAGGTTTAGTTATACTATATCTTGTATACGGTACTAACTACTAATATATGAAGAAGCTAATAGAATATATCTTTATAGGTCTTCTTATTATGTTATTTATCTTTGCAGCCTCATGTACTGATGATAATCTAATATGTTCTAAAGGAGAAGTAAATAATGGTGTTGTATGTGCAGAGATATATCAACCTATAAGAGCACCCGATGGTACTATATACTCTAATTCATGCTATGCAGAAGCAGATGGATGGGATAATAGCTGTTTAATATTAATCAATATATAAATATATACATATATATAACCTATATCACTAAAAATCATAAGCTAGAGGAAAATGAGACAAGCTCACCCGAGCTCCTTACGAGCCCTTTAGGGAACAATACCGGCACTGTTATATCAATGTGACGTCAATATTACAGCAACCGGCTATCATCCCAGACGGAAGTATGAAAACCGTCCTATGTTTTTTTCTGGTGAGGTAGGAAAGGAATTATATATAAATAAATTAATACCTATATATAATCCTCTCTCTATTATATTATTATTTAACCAACCACAATCTATTATTAATATTAATCTTTTCTTTAATTAACATACCACTTCTTCTACACCAATTTTCAAACCTATCATTATAATCATTTACATTCCACCTTCCACTTCTAAAATTATATAACAAACCAAATAAATTATTATTATCAAACCTATTCATAAATTCACTTAATAATACCTTTTTATTATCACCAATATATTTCTTTAATATATCTTTAAATAATATATCCATATTATTATTCCCATATACCTTTTTATTCTTCACAACAATTACATCATATTTCTTTCTATTCATATAATTATAATCCACTTCAACACAACATATATCATTATAACCTTCTAATTCATAATAATCATTCCATTTAACATCTTTAAATTTAACAATATCATTTCTAACATTATCAAATTCATAACCTTTTTCAACAAAATAATTTAATACTTTTTCAAATCTTTTCATACTTTTTAATTTTAATTATTATTAATTTTTATACTATAAATATACAATTTTTATTTCAATTTACAAACTTTTTTAACATTTATTTTTAAATTATTTATCATTTAAATAAATTTCCAAACCATCCATTAAACATTCTTCTTTTCCACTTATCACAATTCCACCAAATTCTTCCCTATTCTCTCCACACTTAATAAAATTAATCAACAAACTATTCATTTTATTATATTCAATATACCATTCTTCACTATCATCACTCATATTCATAACAACAATATTTCTATCATCATTTCTTTCATACCTTCCAAATTCATCAATAATATATTCATACCCTTCATCAATACATTCATTTTTAAAATCATTATACCAAATATCAAATATCTTATCATTCAATACAACATCTTCAAAATCTTCTTCACATCTACTTCCAAAATATAATTTAATATATTTTCTTTCAACACCATTTTTTAAAACCTCATTTCTTAATAATTCATTTTTAATCATTTCCATACTTTTTAAATTTAAATTAATTAATATAATATTCCCTTTTTATATTTATATAAAGATAAGAAATAAAATTGTAACTACAAACATTTTATTAATATATTTGCTAATTTATAATCAATATAAATTAAAAATAAAGTTGGCTATATGAAATCTTATTCGTACATTTAGGTCATGATTTGTATTCAAAATTTAACTCTTAAATTATATAATAGTAGCTCTAAACCTACTATGGGAGTAAGATGGGAAGGGAATACGAAATGCTTGATAGGCAGTTTCTTGATATACTGATTAAGCAGCCAAAGAGCCTGATTCCGGAAGGATAGAGGCATCCACTAAACTTAAAGTATAAGTAGTCTTCTGAGACATCATATCAAATGTATACAAAGAGAGGCTAGTACGTCCAACCTTATTGACGTTCATACCACTAATACCATTCCAGACACTATAGGACATTTTATTCTTATAACCCTCATAAGCTGATACCTTATACTCTTTTCCGGCATATGATATCTTAATCATTTCACCGTCCTTAAGGCCATATATAGCTTTAATGATTGGAGCGGCTTTCTTAACTTTATCTGAATATTTTAACTTTCTCATAACCCTTATTTTTTAAATATACCTTAATATACGAACTATTATCCGTACTTCCAACTGTTTAAGGGGTTATTTTAGGGGTCTATATAGAAAAAAAATAATAGTGACACACACAAACCTATCTCATTCTATCGATAATCCATACACCTATCATACCTCATTCTACACATTAATCGGTATTTCATTGCTCGCTCGTTGCTCGTTTATTGCTCGTAATAGACGTTAGTTCATCAAAATAGAGGTTAGGATGGATCTTTAGGCCGTCCAATTGGTACTCTCTTATAATAAACATCTCTCTATCAATATCATCTTTTATATGTATAGAGGTGTTGTCAAAATCATTCTCTTTAGCAGATACCTTCTCTACTAATTCCAGAATCCCAATACCTAATACCAGCAATATTAAAATAATAATCGACACTACAGCAATTTGATATGAAGTACGGATGGAAGGACGATCATAATAAGGATGGTTGTTATTTTCTTTCATAAACTTTTGTTAAATTCGCGCGTGACGACTTCGTCAAGAGAGAGAAAGGCGCACCCAACTCTCCCCCTCCTCCTTTATCCTATTCAAATAAGCTCAATTGACCAAACTTATTCTCTTTCTCTATCAATTCATAAGCAGCCTGCACTTTAGTAGTTGGTTTGAATCCATTAGCTCTCCAATCAAATACCTCTCCATCTTTAACAGTTAAAGCATGATTAGCTATCATTACCATATAAGTACCAGTCAAATGAGAACTAATAAAACTCTTAAGCGTCTTTTTTCTGAAGATCACTTCTCCGTGCAACTTATATCTATTCTTTATCTCTCCTTTTCCTAACACTCTTACAGCAAACTCTTTTCCTTCTAATTCAATTCCGGAAGTTTCAGCCATTAACATTTGAGAAACAATATTCATATTATTAGTTCCTCTTTTATTTTCTCTACCAAAAAAATCTTTACAGAATTTATGAGCAGTTCTATAAGTAATATCAGCAGCAGATGCAACCGACCTTACAACACAATCATTTTTTTCATTTTTAGCTAAATCCGAATCGAAAGAAGCATACTTTTTATTAACAGTTAAATACATATCTTTTTATTTTTTTATTATACCTTAATATACGAACTTTATATCAAACCGCCAACTGTTCCACTAACTTTTTTCCGTAATTATTTAAATTAGTTTTCTTATCCAGAAAGTACTTAACTTCATCCCAACCATTCTCTAGCGTTCTTAAGGAGAAATATTTAGAGTTAGGTTTAGTAGGTTGCTCTAACCAGTCAATAGGATAAGGAATATACTTATCAGATTCCCAAAACTTAATCCGTTTCATCTTACCATCATCAGATGGAGTATTATGAGATAAGAATTGATCTACATTCCAGTCTACTAATGCTTCAAAATCTGCTTCCGGATCTCCAATATCATTCCAATCAAACAATACTGAATCTATTAACACATCTACATCATACTCATTTACATCCGCTTCATTCCTTACGAATGCTTTTACAATATAATCTTTTACATAACTTCTATCCATATTATTCTTCATATAATTCATTACCGTTAACATCAAAATGATAACTATATCCTCCTTGCGAATCTCTAATATCTAATTTACAAGCAACATTCTCAAACGGAACATTCTTATCATCCTCTATACTAAAGAAAGATTCATCTACATTCCAATCTCCTTCTTCATACTCTTTCCTTATCATATCATTATCATACAATCCAATAATCATTCCTCCATCAGCATATTCAAACTCATCATGCATTCTGAATTTCAAATCACCAATACTAATACTTTCAATTCTTTCTTTACTACTTTTTTCTACAACAACATTTTTCATATCTTTTATCTTTTTATTTACCTAAATATACGATTTTTATTTCGACTTACAAACTTATTTAGTAATTATTTCAATAAATCTTCCCCACTCTTTATTATAATCCTCAATCAAATCATAAGCACAATCATCATCCATACTGAAGAGAATATCAAACATCTCATCATCATTCTCACCTGCATAAAATGCTGGTCTGTCTTCAAATGCTTCTGAAACTTTATCAAACGTTTCCTTATCAACATTTTCTAAAATCTTTACATCTTCCGCATCATCCCCCCAAAAGAGAGCAGTATTAGCTTTTAACTTTAAATCTTTAATAACTTTTCTTGAATCTGTCATAACCTTTATTTTTTATCTTTTAATTATTATACCTAAATATATGATTCTTTTATCGAACTAGCAACTTTCTTTTAAGTTATTTTTAAAAACTTTTGAATCGAAAAATAAATGACCAGCCAAATCTTCAGTATTATTAATACCAGCTTCTTCTGCTTCTAATACAATTAAATTCTTTTCATCTTCAGTTAACCAATCAATCAAGTTAATTTTTAAAATTTCCTCTAAACCTTTTTTAAATTCTAATAATATCATATCTTTTAATTTTAATTACACCTTAATTTACGATTACTATTTCGACTTACAAACTTTTTTTACATTTATTTTTTAATTTATACTCATTCTAAATAAACCAATTTCCGGAAAGAAAGAGGTACAAAAAAGAAAAAGGGAGCAAAAAGCTCCCCAATTCCATAATTAAAAAATAAAAGTATGTAGCAGTATGAAGATGGGTACTGCAAAACCCAATACTATTGTAGCAACAGTTGAAAACTTATCTATCCAATTTATAAATTTATCTTCCATTATGCTATTCTATTTTTATTAACTCTTAAGAATGATTCTACATTATCAAATCTTATCATCTCAACATTTTGAGTTCTAAAAGTAAAATTATCTGAATCCCAATTCTTATATCGAGTTGTAATTTCTAAATCAACTGACTTTCCGGACGCACTTTTTCGAATACCTTTCAATTTACAAACATCTGAAATTCTCCAGTTATATTTAAGTTGAAGTTGAGGTAAGTAATTATCATCTTTATCAGAAGACAACTCAATTCCATTATCAGCAAATAACTTCTCTACTAAAGCTTCTGATTCCAGCTCTTTAATATCATCTTCTTGACTTCTAACAGACTTTCTTATCTCTCTTCCTGATTCATAAAACGTATTCATTAACTTATTATACTTTACGGAATTGGAATTGAATTCAGCAATTATATCATCTTCAAAATCTACAACCAATTGACTGAAATAAGTTAACATTTTATATCTCTTAATAACACTTTCATCCATTTTTTCAGGTCTGAAAGAACCAGTCGACATTTCTATTCTGCTAAACTTTTCTCCAACTTCTGTTTCCCAATTATGATGCAAGTAAAAATCTACTACTCCCCAATTAGAATCGGTATTAGTAATACTTACTCTTTCTCTTCCTATATTTAATACGAACCCTTCATAAGAAGTTCCAAAATACTTTTCCAGAATTAACTTCTGTTGATTTTGCATTCTATTGCGCAACATATTAGTTCTTAATTCTAATACATTTTGCTCTTTATAAAGTTGATCTAACCTTAAATTTAAAATTTCTACTCTTTTTGACATATCTTTTATTTTTTTAATTATACCTTAATATAAGAACTAATAATCAAAAAGGCAACTTATTTTCGACTTTTTTTATCTCTTCTTCTATAAACTCAACAAAATCGCCAGCATAATCTTTTCCTCCAATATGCCATCTACTTCCAAATACAGATTTAGCTTCTTCTAAACTCCCAACTTCATTTCTAGCAAATTCAGGAGATTCAGACTTCCAATCATATATAGTAAATAACTGAATACCGTTTTCTTCAGTTTCAAACTCTACTACCCATTCATACATTACTTTACCATCACCACTATTTTCAGGTCCATAAGTCGGGTTGCCAAAATAATCTACTAAATCATTATAAGTAATACCGTAACTTAATTTACTTTTTAAAGACGTTCCTGCAGTTTCAGGAGCATCCATTTCATCATAAGTTGTAATTTTTGTCATAACCTTTATTTTTAATTTATATACCTAAATATATGATTACTTTTTCGAACAAGCAACTTTTTACTCAACTATTTTTAAATCTTTTTCCTTTTTCTCAAGCTTTATAAGTAGTCTGCTATACATTTCTCCTACAAAATCTTCAATATATAATGTTTTAAATGGACCAAACATTTGTCTTGAAGGAGTAGAATAAAGTTTGAAAAAATTATTGATGTAGTTACGAGATGCATTTAAATGATCTTGATTAGTGCTTGATTCGATTACCTTGATAGACTTGCGATAGATTGATATAGCTGAATTCATGAATATTTAGTTTTATATTTGTAATAAAATTTACTTCCAACTCCTATATCTTGAATAATACAGTCCTTAGGAAGCTTGTTTGACCTAACTGAGAGTATAGAGTCAGGAGTTCTTTCGTTGAGGAACTCTTCAACATAGACTTTATTCCCATACTTCTTCTTATATGCTACTGCTATTGGAATTCTCTTTACCATAATCCTTTGAAAAAGTTATATACAAAGATTGATAAACTAACAGGCCAGAGAGCAGTATGAAAGATTCTCTCTCTCCAGATCCAGGTATTCATTCCCATACTAGTTGTATAGTATTCTAACCACCAACACCATAATATTCCTACTAAGAGATATCCCATTCCTCTGCTGCTTGTTTAATATGTTTACACTTTCTATGACCAATATAACCCATGCAATCACAGTAAAATCCGTTCTTACCTAGCTTGACCGTGTAGATCTTGTCACTGCTCGCACTCGCAAACTGACGGGGCTCGTATTTAGCCTGAGTGGGCTCGTTGCTCGGAAATATCTCGTCAAAAGGCTTCTTTTCTACCATTATGTCGTCGATCGTAGTCTGCTCGTGAACTTCAGTCCAACTAGGAGTATGAAACGTTCCATTAGCAGTTTTAAGTATACCTCCCTTACCTACATTAGTATAAGGTACAGTATAAGTAAATCTTCTAACCCATGTACCAGAGACAGGAGGAGATTGAGAATAAGCTCCATCCCTATACTCTATAGTAGTAGTTCCATTAAGTGTTACTTCCCACAACGCCATACTATCCTTTATATAAGTTACTACCCCATCCTACTCTCTGATCCATCTTTCGAATAGTAGTAGCTGCTTCTACATCTTTTATTATCTCCGTTTCAGCATACTCAGTCTTTCCGGAAATAATATTCCTTACATACCAAGCGCTAGTAGTAGAACACTTTACACAAGTCTTAGTACCAGGTAAAGCTTTTATCCTTAAAGGATTTATCTCCTCAGTACATTTACTACACTTCATTAGCTTCGAATATTTTATCTATATCTTCTCTACTTAGCCATCCTTCTACTTCTCCATCAAACATAACCTCAAAAGAAGCTACATCTTTAACGTCAGTAACAGACTCTCTTAAACCATTTCTACTACTAGAGTATAAACCTTCTCCAGCAACAATAGATAACTCCTTACCATTATCGAATCTATATTTCGCCATGATAGCCTTATCAGGAATCATAGGATGCGAAACAAATACTAAATTTTTAAAACTTGCCATAACCTTTTAACTTTTATTTATATCTAAATATAAGAACTTTTAATGAGAATACCAACTACATCCACTTAATATTTTCATAAAAAGCTACTGATGAATGATGGCAAGGATTAATGTTACCTTCATTCAAATTCATCTTAATATTTAATTTACCAGCATTAGGAATAGTTACTTGCTCTCTAAACTTCTTTCTTGTAAATAAAACAACTCCGTTAGGATCAAGAAGAGGAGAATAAAATGCTATGTGAGTAAATATATACTTACCGTCTTCATCCTCCTTACATTTAATATTCTGGAAAGACACATACTTACTATCTGGTTTCCAGGAGGTTTTAACTTCTATAGAAACTTGTCCATCATCACTAAAAACATCGAAGCCATGTTGATTTACTAGAGGAGCTACTTTCATATCTCTTCTAAAGTAATGAGAAGCCCAGTTTTTAATAATTACCTCAGATAATTTTGGGAGGCCTCCTTCTTTTAATGCATCTCTTGCTTCTTGATCATCTCTTATGTATTTTTCTAGAATAGGTTTAGGAAATCCTAAATCACTAGCATACATACTAAGTATCGGTTGCTCTTTCATTATATAACCATTTTAAAATTAGATTCTTCTTTAAATGCTGCTACTTCATATGGGTGATTATCATATCTATACCCCATACTATAATATCTAGTATACCAAGAAGGAGATTGAAGATAATGCTGATATTCATGAATGATAGTTTCAGCTAAATGCTTCTCATCTTCCATATGCTTGTAGTATATAACTATAGTATTATAGTCATGTAACCACTCTGCCTGAGTATCATCATCTCCTGTATATTTAGACTTAAGAGAAGGTTCAAATTCTATATAAGGAGAACATTCATGGAACTTACTTAGCCCATAATGCTCTACTACTCTTTCTAAAATCTCTTTACTTAATCTTTTTGCTGTACGTAAATGCATAACCTTTTATTTATACTAAATATAAGAAAAAAAATTGTAACTAGCAACTTTTTTATATTAAATTTGCTGCTTTATTTACTTTCATAAATAATCTATCAATAACAGGAGCATGACCACAATTTTCAACACATAAAATACATTTGCCATCTTCTATAGATTTATCCCATCCTTTATAAAAGAAAGAATCAAACGTTTTAAAGATATCTGAGTATTCAGTACTGTTTAAGTTTACTTTATCAGGTCCTCCTACTCCTTGAAGTAGTTGATTAGGAATTTCTGAACCAGCAGCATTATCTGCTAGAGCATATCCTGTATAACAACATGGAAGTAATACTCCGTTAGGAGTAAGGTATAGACCTTTATGCTTATCACTATCAACTTCACATTGAATTGAAGTATTATCTAAATGAGAATATTTAGAGTAATCAATATCCATAGGTTTGTATTCAGGAAGTTTATTGTACTTTAAAATTTTATTTACATCAATTGAGTCACTTCCTTTTTTAATCTTCTTCATGCTTTTAGATAAATGAGATTTAGGAAGAGATATACTATAAACCTTTTTACCTTCTTTATCATATACAGGAGTATCCCATGTAAGATTATTAACTTGATCTTCCATACCTAATGATCTTTTAGGAGCAAAAAACTTAAAACCAAGATTAGTAGATAATTTTTTAGCATCATCTATCTGATGTTCATTATGTTCAAATGTAATAAAGTCCCACTGAGCTGTTCCACCATTATCAATAAATGCTTTTACATTGTCCATTAGTTTAGACCATTTAACATTTCTTCTATAAAGGTGATTAGTATCTTCTAGTCCATCTATTCCAAAAATAACTAAATGAGATTTAAATAATTTAAGATAAGAAGCTAACTCTTTCCAGAATTTAGGATTACGATTTCCTCCATTAGAATTAACTGATATGTGCATATCCTTTCTAATATTAGCTACATAACCAATTATATCTAAAATATATGGGTTAGAACAAGGATCTCCATAGTCTCCACATAATTTTAACTCTTTTACTTTTTTAATTATGTTTGGACCAAGCCATTTATCTAAATTTTCAACAGTTAAGTCTTCTAATTTAAGTTGAGGATGTTTTACAGGAGTTCCTGGAATAAATCTAGCACATATAGGACAAGCGGCATTACATCTAGTTGTTGCCTCAATATGAATGTAGTATTCTACTTCTGATCTATTATGGGAATTAGTCCACATTAATTACTTAGAGGAGCTTTTATAGATGGATGACTTTTGTAATTAATTAAATCTACATCGAAGTCTCCTGTATAAATATTAAAGCAAACAACTTTAGCTTCCGGAAGGTCATAAGAATATCTGTCTAATTGCTTTTCTGCTTGCTCTAAATGATTGGTATATAAATGAACATCTCCAAAGTTGCCTATCAGCTCTCCAGGTTCTAATCTAGTCTCTTTACATAGTAACAACAGTAACAAACCGTAACTACTAATGTTAAACGGTACTCCTAAGAATAGGTCAGCACTTCTTTGATTCCACATAAGAGAGAGCTTACCATCTGCTACATAACATTGAAAAGAGTAATGGCATGGAGGAAGAGTCATCTTATCTAAATCTTCTACATTCCAACTATCAACCAAATGTCTTCTACTATCTGGATTGCTTATAATTCCTGTAATCAGATTCTCTAGCTGATCAATACCATTTATGTCTCTCCATTGCTTACCGTATATAGGTCCTAACTCTCCATCTGTTCTACCAGACTTCTTATAATCACCATCCCATATCTTACAGTTATTATCTTGAAGATACTTAATATTAGTATCACCTCTTAAGAACCATTTCAACTCAGTAACCATAGTCTTAAATGCAATCTTCTTAGTAGTCAAGATAGGAAAACCATCTGACATATCATGTCTGATTGATGCTCCGAAGATAGATTTAGTACCTGTTCCGGTCCTATCAGTTTTAACAACTCCTCTAGTAAGAACTTGTTTGAGAAGTTTCTGATAGTCGTTGTCTAAACTATTAGCCATATATTAGGACTCTTTCTTGTTTAGCTTCATTTACTAAAGCTCTTTTAAGAGTTTTACCAAAAGGTCTTTTAGATACCTGTTCGAAAGTTAATCCCTCTACCGTTATGTGATAGCCAGGAATGACTGATTCAGATATTCTAGCGTTTATTTTAGTTGGGGCTATAAAGTATAATTTTTGCATAACATTTTATTTATACTCTAATATAGGAATAAATTATATAACATCCAACTATATCAACGAGGAATTTGGTTTAAGTTTAGTCCCCTCAAAGTCAAAATCTTCTATGCCATACTTATCATATTGATCTAGAGGAAGATTAATTAACTTAGCTACTTCTATATAGTCTACCGTTATTTCTTCATTCTCTTTTATAAGTTTAGTACTTATTAAGAATATATTATTACCTAGGAGAGACACCTTGCTATTAGGAGAGCTACTATGATTAGCATACCTTGCTATAGGAATAGATTCTATCCATCCATCATATAGAACTCTACCTTCTATAATAGGAATAAGATCCTTACTTAAATAAAATCCAATATTAGTTTCTGGAATGATGTTATAAGAGGCTAAAAGTCCTTTACCTCTTGGAGGAGTATCTCCAACTCTAAATAATACTTTTTGCTTGTTCAAAATGCTCTTCTTCAAAAAATATAATTAAAGCATACCTGCTTCCTTCAGTAACTTCAGTTACTAAATGTTCATAAGTAGGAGGAAACATAATACAGTTACCTAATTCTCTTCCTGCATCTCCATAGGTAGTCATTTTCAAAGTACCTCCATTATATTCATCTGAGTCAGATAATTGAGCAGAAAAAGACCTATAGATTATTTGGCTTCCATATTTGGAGAAGTCAACATGCTTTGTTAACTTATGACCGATTCCATACTTCATTATTTTGATAGTAGGACAGGAGCTGATGCCCCAATCCTGTAATCTATCTACTATAAAATCTTTGAGTGTTTGGTCTTCGGTTTCAATCCAAGTAGCGTTACTATCCTTTCGCCATCTTACAATAAGAGTACCATCAGCATTAACTTCTTCTTCTCCAATCTCTCTATTGTACTTAGCTCTTCCTTGTTTGATAGTATCTACTAAAGTGAGAGTATCATGTCCCTCAACCTCTTTAGAATTATCATAAAAACTTCTTATATACGCACAGTCTTCTGGCGAGAATAAAACCTTTTGTTGAAACATATATTACGAATGCTTAGCCTTGAAGTAAGTAATAAAGTTATTTAAGATACTAGCAGATTGAGTTTTCTTATCAGAAGCAGGTTCTGTAATACTTCTCTGCTGTACGTCTGTTTTCCAATTAAATGTTTTATATACGTTTGGCATAATTATACTAATTTATGATTTACTTTAAGGTCTTGTCTGTTGAATACTTCGTTAAGAGAGTCATTATCACCTAATCCTGATACTATATGACCATCAACTATAAAGTTGTGCTCACTTTCGAATAGCTTATCACCATCTACTTCTAGGTTGTACCAGTTAGTAATATACATTTGCTCTACCTCTCCTACCTTATCTAGTGTAGTCCAGTTATTATCTACTAATACTGGGTGTTGAGGTTCTCCAATCATATTCTCTGTCTTAACTACATCTACTACTGCTTCAGTTGGGTGAACTAATGCTTTAGTAACTATACCTTCGACAAACTCTCCATTTCTAAATGATTTTACTTTATCTCCTTCTACTACTTCTCCAATTGGTTTAGTAGTTCCATCAAACATCTCTACTTGAGAATCGTAAGTAAAACATTTCCAGTTATGTACTAAGTATCCGTTAGCATAGAAATTATAGTTATCAGCAACGTCATCTAATCTATATACAGTTACTTCTCCTTCTTGAACTTCTATTCCTTTTACTTCTACTTCGTTATTGTCTTTAGATACTAATTTATCTCCTTCTGTTAAGTCTTGAGCAACTGTCCAGCCTTTTCCAGCAACATATAATCTATGAAGAGGAGTAGAAATAATCTCATCTCCTTCTAGAGTTACCTTAATAACTTTATCTACTTGACTTGACTTAACACTTCCTACTGTAGCTGGCTCTCCTTCTCCTGTTTTTTCATTCCAAGATAAAAGCTCATCTCCTGATACTACATCTTCGATGTTTTTAGTATCTCCATTAGATAGAGTAATTACTGTACCTGCAGGGAAACAGTTGTGAGTTACAATCTTCAAGTGAGTGTTTTCATCTGCAAGGAAGAATGTATCTGTAGTTTCCATATCTACAACGTGTACATTATATGATCCGCTTAATACTTCAGCTTCATTACTAGCAATTGGAACTAATGAACCAGAACTATTAATTAATGAATGGACAGCTGGATCAACATCTACTAATGTTTCATACTTTAACTTATTAGAACCTGACTCATGTACTAAGATAGCAGATGCTCCTGATATTCTAATAGGTCCACTTCCTGATGGTGTTAAGTTAAAGATAATTCCATATGGTAATGAAAGCTCTACGTTATTAATAAGAACTGAGCTAGTAATGTAAGAACCAGAAGGTAAATCTGAACCTGCATGTTCCCATTCTAGATATTCTGTAGCAACATCACTATCAGGTGAACCTGAAATGAAATATGATTTAAATGTATCACTTACAGCTGCTCCTGAAATAGCTACGATAGTTCCATCATCTTTTACTAATTCTTCTTCTTCAAATATTCCACCGTAATCAGTTCCTACACCAAATACTGGAGTGTTAGTTGCAAATTCAAAGTAATGTTGATTACCAAATTGATGAGCTAATTGAGAGTCAGAAGCATCTGTAGAAGTTGGTTTTTCTAGAACTGCTTCAGTTTCTGTGTATGCAAGAATGCTTTGCGATAAAGCTGTACCATAAACAACACTGTATAATCTAGTTGATACTGCTTTACTTCCAGAAACATTTTCGTAATAATTTTGAATTAATGAATTACCATCCTTAATTTCATCAATAAAATTAGTATATCTATCATCTGAACCAGAAGTAGAATGACCAATCTTATAAAACTTTAATGGTTGGTACATAGTAGTAGTTGTATCTTTAACTACAATGTCAGGCATGTTAGATGAATTAAAAGTTCTATCTAAAGTATCTACTACTCCTTCTGAAGAAGAATAGTAATAAGATGCTGCTGATCCTGAATCATTATTGTCATAAAATAATTCTAATATGTTTAGATTATTTTTTGCGTATGTACTGTCTAAGATTGCTGCTTCATCATATGCCAGTCTTAAAATAAACTTACTATCACTATCCGAAATAGATGTAGGATAGATAGTAGTTCCTTCTTCAATAGTTTTATTGAAGGTTAATGCTGAACCAGTATAGTCTGATGCTATACTAGATGAGAAGTGATTTACAAAGTCAGTTTGATGATCTTTGTAAACTACATGAATCTCAGTAATATTGTTTGAGTCCCATACTGGGTATAGGGATGAATAGTCGAAATGCGTAAAGGCAGCTGATGCAATACCTGTATCAGTGTTTATTTCTAAAAGCCTTAGGTTATCCGAACTATCTGTTGCAAAGTCTGCTGAAAATAAGGTACCTTTCATAGTGTTGTTAGTTAAATCTAGATTTACTTATAAATATCATGTTTAGGCAAATAAATGACGAATCCATGCAATTAATCCATTAATATTTAATGCAACCAAGTTCCATTGCTTTCTAGAAGCTGTTTGAATCATTACACAGACGAATCCTATAATATAAAATATAGGTTCTATAGTCCATTGAGCAGCTATTAAGAATCCTGTTCCCATATAGCCTACCCTTGAAGCAAACTTCTCATATGAAGATAGTTTACGTCTATATGATAAATATCTTAAAAATGATCGATACCAACGAAACTCACACTGAGAGCAGGTGAGCTTTTTTGGAGTCTTGAAGTGTTTTTCAAGCTTTAGTTTATTACATTTGTTACATTTACGCTTAACCATATATGTTAATATAGCACTTTTTACACAATTGACCAGCGCCTTCTACATAAAAGTTTCTAAAGTGTATATTAGTACCTCTTGTATATTCTGTATCTTCCCAACAGGTAACACATTTTTCAAAAGTATCTGGTATCATATCTTCATCTATGTAATGAGCTCCTGAACTACACATCGCAGTCTTCTTTATGTTTACTAAACCATCCTCCACACTTACATTTAATCCAGTAAGTCGTAGTAGCTATTAATGGTGAAGCAGCAGCGGCAGTCCAAATGTTTGGGTGCCAATGCTCTCCACAAAATCCTAACGTATGTCTTATAACTTCTACCATTATACTAATGCTGTAGCTAACTTAAACAACTCTTTATTTACTTTCATATCCTTCTCAAAGGATTTGATCTTTCTAACCTTTCTAACTTTAGCACCTCTCAATGCAGCATGAAACTCTCCTTGAGTAATCTTCTCTTGAACTACATTGAAGACTCTCCAAAGGTCATCTCCTTTATCAGCATCTCTTTTAGGGTCTAAAATATCTTCTATAGTTTCAGCATCATAATCAAACTTGGTAGCTTCTTCACTGCCTGGAGTAATATTAGCTCTAATTAACATAGCATCTAAAGCTAGTTTATTCTTCTCTTCTTGAGTAAGAACTCTATCCTTCATATCATTCATAACCTTAACCTTATTAGGAAGATCAGCTACAGCTTGATTGACTACGCCTCTCAACTCATCAAACGTATAACCTTTATGCTTAATCTTAAAGTCACTAAACTGTTCATCAGCAACAACTAAACCATTAGAACATACTAATCTAAATATACCAACGCTAAACTTAAACGCTTGCATACCATCATGAGAGTTAGTCATAATAATTCTAGGAAAAGAATCATCACCGTCACTACCTTTAATTTTAATCTCAGGGTTCTGGAAAGCAATCATATGCTTACTAAATATAGTACCATTACCTCTGCCTTTTCTTTGAGCAGCTTGAACCGGTTTCCAACCTAACTTATCTAAATCATCTATAATCGTTTCAGTATTAACGAATAGATATCTTTTACTAACATCTGGGTTAGTAGGAGCCTCAGCGAACGCTAGAGGACAAACTTCTTTTAATTGTTCCTTACTCATATAATCTTGAGCACTATTGAAACTTAACATAACATCTGACATAACTTATTTATTTTTATTTATTATTAATATACGAATTATCTTTGTAACTACCAACTAATTGACTAACTTTCTGCACCTATAGTACCTTGCCAGCCAACTCTATTTCTATTCTGTAAGCTAAATAACCTTACAGACATATCTCCTCCTCTACGATTTTTAGAGAAGTAAAAGGTTCTTTCACCTTCTTTAGTCCATTCCATATGAGCCATTCCAGTCATCATATGTTTGAATCTATTACTTCCGGCAAACTCTCCACCTTTAGTAACTTGCTGAATAACTAGAAATGCAGTATTGATATTAGCATCGTTTTCACCTAAGTTATGTTTTTCGAATAAATTAAGTAATTCAGTTTCAGCTTTTTTAGATGACATCCATCCTTTGTGAGTATCTACTATAGCATTTTGAACCTCAGCCATAGAGTCAATTAGAACAACATCCCATCCTTTTGACAGAATATCATTACATACATCTAAGGCATTCTCTTCAGCATAGTCACCCATAAATAAAATAGGAAGATCACCAAACTTAGGATATCTTTTCACATACCCGTACATATCTATGCTATTCATCTCTCCGGAAATAAACAGTACCTTCTTACCTTGCTTTTCTAAGTCAGCTAACATATCCATCATAACAGTAGTCTTTCCTATTCCAGGATCACCTACGATAGCATAGTTAGTTCCTTTCATCAAACCTCCTTGTGATGAAAAATGTGAATCAACGATTCGTCCTGATTTCATTGGACGAAATAGAGAAGGATCGAATGTTACGTCCTTCATTTTTACAGTACTAATTGTTTTCATAACCTTTATTTGACATAAATATACGAACTTTATCTCAGTAAGCCAACTTTTTAACTGACTATTTTAATAAATTTTCCACCTGAGTATTTCCATTTTATATTATTAGAGAAATCATTTGAAGTAAAATAAATTTCTCCATCCTTATTATAAATGGACATCCAATAGATCCATCCCCTTTGTGGATTATCAACATAAGATCTTGCTTCATTGACTCCATAATCAAAATAGTTAAAAGTAACATCAGTCAATGTTGCTCCATCTATGACTTGAATAAATGTACTTTCATAAAATGGATCTATTTGAGTTCTAGTTAAAAATATTTCCATTATATTATCTCCATTCATATCATAAAAATCTATATCAGTTATAACACTCCAAGGAGATAGAGATGGAAGCTCTATTATATCATGATAACCTTCTGATGAGCCTTTAATAATAACAGATGGGGTAACGTCTCCTCCTAAGTAATCTTGTTCATGACCTGCTAGAAATATATCATTATATCCATCATTGTCATAATCAACTATCTCAGTAGAAAATTTCATCTGGAATTTATACTTATCATCATTACCTCCTATATAGTTATAGAATAAAATATTATTATTATCATAAGAATCATAAGTTTCTTGCCTTAACGGAACTAAATCGAAACTACCTCCATTATTATAAAGAATGTAAGACTTATCTATTCTAGGAGCTAAAGCAAGAATATCTAAATCACCATCGTTGTCTAAATCTCCTGAAGCAGTAGAATGAAAATATCCTATGTTACTTTCATATCTAGTTTCTGTAAAAGTACCGTCTCCATTATTCATAAGAAGTACATTATGCTCTCCAGGCCAAGGTTCGTAATCTAATCCAGTACCAGCAAAAAACATATCAGGATAAGAATCTGAATTAAAGTCATTGACTATGCCTTTCCTACCATGAACTAATCCATTGAATGAACCAGGAGAGTAATTTGTACTGAAGGTATTGTCTTTGTTGCCTTTTAAAAATAGAAACTTATTAACATTAGTAGTACCGTAATCAGAGTTACTATCAACTATATCTAATATTCCATCATTATCAAAATCAAGCATAACTGCATCCAAAGGAGGACTCCAATTAGAAAACTCTCTGTAATTATAATCTACTTCCGGAAGCGGAATAGAAGTAAAGTAAGACGGTTTAGAATAATCTATATTAAAATTATCTATTAGTTTATTTTCTATTGGTATTGGAGTAGGAGTAGGAAGAGGTTCATAAACATCTTCTTTACTACATCCAATTAGAAAAATTAATATTATAGAAGTTAAAAATTTATTCATATTATAATTTTACGTTTGTAAAGGTTTCATGAATAGCTTTTAATGACTTTAATCTTACATCAGAAGATCTTCCTACTGCATGGTAAATAAATGATTCATATTTGAACCTATTATCTTTCAGTAACTTTTTATTAATAACAAAGTCCTGATTTCTCTGACTGTATTTAGTATATGGTTCATAATTACCATCTACATTCATTCTATTATATTTTGAATCTAATATTATTCTAGGAATATTTAACTTAACTATTAGATAACAAAGAACCATTTGTTCTGGCCAGTGAGACATCCATGCTACTTTAGAAAACTTATCAGTAAGATTATCGTTATCAAACAAATGCTTCATTTCTTTTGTGTAGACTACTACTCCGGAATTAAAACAAGATTCAATATCAAAATAATCTAGCCCAGTTCTAAACATCAATTCGGAATAATTTTGCATAAAGAATGAAATATCTAAATGAATCGAATTGGGAACTGCAGCAACATAGCCAGCAGGAACTTGTTCAAATAAATTAGGACAAATAGGATTTATATAGCATGTATCATCCAACCAGAGAACTTTATCATATCTCTCTAATGCTTCTTTAACCCATAATAATTTTTTAAGGTATGCTTTATTATTACTTCTACCTATTTTAAAATTATTTAGATCATCAGGAATTGTTATGTCACTACAAATGTGAACATCGGCATCTACTTTTTTAGCATACTCATACATTGAGTAATAAGAATACTTTTTAAAAGGTCTGTTGCCTATACTTCCAGTAAGAATAACTTTGTTCTTCATATATAACCTTTATTGACATAAAGATAAGAAAAAAAAGTCACTTATCCAACTTTATTTAAGTAATTCAGGAGATGGATTACTTATCTTTTTATTGATTTGTCTGTACCTTTGTATGAAGTAACTTGCTATGTCTTTATGAAACTCTTGATCATAATGAAGATAATCCCTAGACTTAGAATAAGTTCTTTTCATCTTAAACTTTTTACCTAAAGTAAGAGAGCAGTATTCTTCATATTCATGCCCATAATAATTTGGGTTAGGCATAAATATTAGATTAATATTATTAGATTCACATAAGTACTGAATAGCATTTATATTTCTTTTGAATGACAATGCCATACTTTCTTCAGTTAAAAAGTAATTCCTATAATTTTCTATAAGCTCTTTTCTTCTGGTATCTATACCATCTGGATCCTTATCGTACACATTTAAAATAGCAGGAGTCAAAGTAGTCTTTCTAACATAATTATAATCTTCCGACCAGTAGTAATAAAGCTCTCTTGCTCTTTCCGGAATCAAAAGCATTACTGTATCTATCTTCATCCTAGGAAGTTCATATGCAAGAACTTTGTACGCCTCACTGAGCGAACCTCCAGGTATTCCTCCGTTTAAAACTGGTTTGTTCAAAGATTTAGAAACTAAATAAGGCCAGACTTTATCTTCAAAATTACCGGCACCGAAAGTATCACTGCACCCTAATGTAAGTATAGAGTTTTCTTTATGAACTACTTTGTCTGCTGTACATCTTCTATATCCGAACTTATTGTATCTATACCTTAAGTGAATGATGTCTCCATATTCATCTACCCAGCCTTTCTTTATATACTTTTTAAATAATTTTGGATCCTTGATGTCTTCTCTCAATTGATCAACTCCTTTTTGTTCAACATCTTCTTGCAACTTATTTTGAAACATATGATGCTTACCAAAAATGATTGGAGAGATATATGAAGAACTAAAATTATCTGTGTTTAAAAAATTATTACAGGCTTTGTTTAAGGCTTCTATATCCTTCATTATTTAATACTTTCTAAAAGCTTCCAACAGTCAATTTGCTCATCAGCTAACTCCTCTACATGAAGGTGTTCTAGACAGCTTTCAAGAGCATTTCTCCATTGTGATTTAGGAAGAGATATTTCATACATAGTATCAGCTTCTTCAAATGTAATCTCAAATAAAGGAGCAGAACGTTTATCTTTTCTAAATGCAGTATCTATTCCATTAACAATTGATCTTGTAACTGATAGCGTCTTTCTTTTAAATAAACCTTCGAATTCGTTTGTGTTATTAAAATGTAATCTAACCACGGTTTTCTGATATTTTTCTAGCTTTATCCCAGATCTCATTCTTCTCAAAAGAACCTGTATCTGAAAAGTCAACTATGTTATTTGTGCCCCAAGTATAGACTGGGCCATGATATTCGTAAGTAGTCATAGGAACTACTACGTTACCTAGTTCAGCATAGTCTGGTTCTGTAATCCTTCTAGGACCGTTAAATGCTCTAAAGTCTTTTGTAGTAACTCTAGTCCATTTCTCATTAAAGAATATTTCTAATACACCAGCAGTATTATATTCATTAATAAGACTCTGTTGTTCTAATCCTCTCTTTTCTGCCATAACCTTTTATTTAACTAAATATAAGAAAACTTATTTAGAATTCCAACTTATAGTCACTAAACTTTATCATATAAGAAGTCATTTTAGTTCCGTTACCGTCTTTAAATTCGTACCCTTTTCTAAAGAACTTCTTTACATTGCCTGGACCAGCTAAATGTGCTGCTGCTAATATACCAGACTCTGTAATAAAAATACCATTGACAGTTTCTCCATGATACTTTTCTATCTGCCTTCTTAATATATGTTTATTGTGATTTAATAAAGCATACATAGCCTCTTCTTGAATTGAAGCATTAGCTAAAAACTCTCTATTAGATACATCTTTATATCCTAATGCGTTAAGAGTTTTTCTACCAAACTGATACTTGCCTAAATATCCAAATTGGTTAACTGCTTTATAATTTCCGGAAGACTCTCTCATTCCTAAGTCTTCTAAAAACTTTGTGTGATTTTTAATAATAAGCTCTACTTTTGGAGCTTCTATCTTTGGGGTAGTTTCGATCAAGGCCAAGGGCCTGAGAGGTTCTTCTACTACTGTTTCAACTGTCATTCTTGCCGCCATCGTAAATGCCATAACAAATGTAGATGCTAAAGACACACCGATGGTTAAAATTAAGTTTCTCATAAAATAGTTTTAAATTAAAATAGATCGAGGAAGTTTGTATCGATCTTTTTTTCCCTTAACTTATCGTTAAGTTCAGACTTCTTTACTAAGTCGTCTGCTACTCTTCTTTCAAGAGGTTTCTTTTTTTTCCAAGTCGAAAACTTATTATTTTTCTTTTTGGCCATGTGTATAAATAGTTTTATAGTCTGGAAATGTATTCACTTCCATCCTCCTTATTATCTTCTTCGTATAAACCTAAGCTTTTTAGATGTTCTATATGAGCTTCATCTAATTCCCAATCTGGTTCATCATCTTTAGTCTTAACGTAATCTTCCATTGCCTCTGCTTGTTTCTCTTCTATAGGCGATGCTGCATATAGAAAGGAGCAATTGTAGCAGAGAAACTCTAAATTATCTAAATGCCAATTCTTTTTGTTGCCATCTATAAAATTTAAGATAACTGGAACTTTAGTATCTTTGATACGTCTTTCTGAAAATCCACAAGAGTTACATTTCTCTTCTATCATTCCTTCAAAGATTAATCTCTCTTTAATCTCTTTAGCTTTGAAATGCTCTATTGGTACTCTTCCTTCTAATAAATCCATAAGAGGAATCTGACTAGAACCTTTTAATGCAAACTTTGGAATACCTACTCCTGATTGATTCTTGTGAGCTTCTAATAAAGTAACCCCATCATCATTCTTGTACATCTTTGCATACTTTTTGTAATGATTATAAGATACATGTAGGTATCTTGATGCGGCTAGATTAGATCTAGTCATCTTCATTGCACGGAGAATATCCTCCTTAGTAAGTATTTTAGTTGGAGTTGGCATTAATAGTCTATTCCTTCTATTCCTTCTTGTTCTTTATTAGGATCAAATGAATCATATTCTTCTTCTTCATCCTCAAGTACTTGATTTACTTTCTCTTTAACTGATTGTGATATAGCTGATTCATCTGTATCTAGGTCAAGCATCTCAAGATGAACTTTCTTACCTGATAACTCAGCTTCTTTCTGTGCTATAGAAAAAGCTCTATCTTGATCCATAATAATAATATCATTATATGTATGGTCTCCTGAGCCTTCTACAGTGGTTATACCTACTACAGGTTTAGCTGTAGAACAATCAACACATACGTGATAGCCTAACTCTTTTCTCTTTACTGGTAATCTGTCCTCGTTACATGCAGGACAATTAATCATTTCTAATTGCATATTATAACCGTTTTAAATATTAGATATAAATATAAGAAGAATATATTAAATAAACAACTTTTTACTACTATTTTTAGACTTAACTATCTCTTGTTTAGAGTACTTAATATACCAGTCTTCTATATACATTTCCTTAAATCTAAAAGGATTTTTCCTGCCTTTCATAGATGTTTTAATATAACCATTTACTATCATATTTAAATCTTTAATATCACCTACTAAATTAGCAATAGGAACTCCACATTTTGGTTCTACTTCATTTGCAACATACCAATTGGTCATTGTTTCACTTAAAAAATTATCTCTATGACCTAAAGCAAAAGAACCATTCCAGACATTTTCATTAACAATATCATACTGAGTAGGATCATCATTATCAAAATATGCAGTTTGAAGATTTTTACCTCTCATACAATCTACTGGAAGCCATAAGTGACCATCATCACCTTTAATAGTAGAGTAATTAAAGTCGTCTTTTTCAAAATCTATTATAGGTTTATCTTTAAAGTTAAACATTAATTCCTCATATTGAAATCCTAAATGTCTAGGATTATCATAATGATAAAACTCTTCTATTTTATGAACTCCAGCATTTATAGACTCTAGTATTGATAATCTCTTAACTGAATCTAATAATGAAGCATCTCCTTTAACATCTCCACCCCATGATGTAAAGTTAGAATGGTACATATGAGTAAATGTTCTATGAAGATAGTTTAAAAACTGTCTCTTTTCTTCTGATTTACTTTTGAACTCTAATGTATCTATATCAATAGGATAATCTATACCTGTAAATTTAACTGCTGTCTTTATAGATTGCTTTAGCTCTTCTGTAAGTTGGTCTATTTTGTTTTGATCCCAAGGTAAACCTCCTGCAGGTAAACTATAATTTTCTATAGTAGGTTGTGAGCTCTGAATATTTTCATTTAAAACCTGAACAAATTTATGAGTAAAAAAATTATTCTGAAACTGAAAAGAAAGTATTTTTTCAGAAACATCAGGTTGCCCGTCTTTATATCCTATGTAATCAAATACTAGGTGAAGCATTAGTATATGAGCTTATAACTTTCCAGACATCTTCTGGTGTCTTAAATGGATGAGTAGTTTCTTTTTGGTTTTTTTCTAGAGTAATAGTACCGTCCCATTCTTTATCAGGAGCTAGTTGATACAAATACATTTGAATTAATGCAAGCTGTTCCTTACTGAAGTGCATCTTCATAAGGTTTTCTATAACATTAAAGAACTGATCTTCATATGCAGTCATATCCATTCCTATTTCATCTGCCATAAAATCTCTTCTGTCTTCTATTTTACGAAGCTGCAATATAACTTGAATAAATAATTTCTTATCCATAAATGATTTATCAGGAGATTTAATTTTAATTCGGTACGAAAGAGGATGAATTGAAAAAAGAGTTTGTCTTAATCTTTTTTTTGGGTCTATCATAATTCTGGTTCTTCAGGTTCTACTTCGCTTGCTTCTGGGTTTTGATGTGATAATGCTTTTCTAATTATCTTATCAAAGTATTCGATGTAGATGAAGAATCCTATAATAGTTTTGTCTTTTAAATTACGATCTCTTTCGACTCTTAATTCAAACTCAGCTAAGCCTTGTTCTAGTCTTTCTTCTAATTCAATCGCAATGTCATTCTGTTGAGTAGGAGTAAGTGAACCGAACTCAGTTGGAATAAATTGAACTTTAACTCCTTTCTTCTGAGGGTCTTCATTTGTATCTACTTTGAGTAGAAAGCTATGACCGGCAAAGTTTATCTTTGCAGCCTCAGTAACCATGCTTATTAGTTCTTGTATTCTTTTCATATTAATAAATAGTTATCCAAACAGCATAGTTTTAGAATTAGCTGAACCTTCTTCTAATATTTTATGCTCTACGATGGATCTGTTTCTTTTCCATTGTTCGATAGACCACTCTAATCTATCAGTAGTAAGCTCTATTTCTACCTTTTTTCCGTCAGCGTGAGTAAATTCTACTATGTACTTTCTCATAATTTAATTAAGTCTTCTGTATAAGTTTTAAGCTTATGTATAGTAATAAATAGATTTCCTAACTGGAATTTACCTTCTTGTCCACTATCATCTAATATTTGAGTAAGCTTCTGCATATATTCAAAATCAGTATTGTTAAATAGTTTACCATTTACTTCAACTATTACATCATTAGTACATAAGTGAGCTAGTGAATGAACTCTATCCTGTAAATTAATTTTAGTGTTAGGTTGCTCCTCTAGAATATAACTAGCAAAGTCTGAGTCTATACATATACAGTCACCCCATGGCTCTAATGCATGAAGAAGATTCTTGTTAGAGTTTTTTATTCTTATACCTATGTTATACTTATTAGGAACTATAGGTTTCATTAACGCATCATGCATGACAAAATGACCCCACTTACGAATAAAGTTACGAGTTGATCTTTGATTCTGTGCTAGCCATTCCGGACTGTCTTCATATATGTTTTTAGCCTTATCCAAAGTATTTCTTCTACTTCCTCTAGAAGTCATATGGTATACAAATCCATCCCATACTTGCTTAAACTTAACTCCGTTCAATTGAAATCTATTAAATATATCTGAGTCTTCTTTTGATTGAGGAGCATATAAAGGATCATGTCCTCCTATCTCTTGAAAGTCTTTTCTATAAAATGCCCATGGAGCAAATATACCTTCAGTTACTTTAGAAGCATTCTTCATAGAAGGTAACTGCTTAAGGAACTCCTCCTCTATAAATTCTTCTGGTTCTACTCCTCCGCTCCATAGTATCTTCTCTGGACCGTCTGGGTGTAATGGAGGTTCTATTCTAGTCAAAGATACTATAGTCTTCTCTTCTATCTCTCTTTCAACAGCATCTAATGCTCCAGGAGCTAAATACATATCGGCATGATAAATCATAGCGATATCATTTGTTGCTACATCATTAACTAATGTATCATATAGTATTGTATGTCCTAATCTATCTGGTCCTTCATTTCTATGAGCTTTAAATAATGGATCTTTATCCATCATCTCTATACACCAATCCCAAGTACCGTCTGTCGAAGCATCATCAGCTACACAAATTTCTACCTCATGGTTACCTTGATTCTTTCTTATAGCATCATAAGCCCACTTAAGATACTTTAAATTGTTCCTTCCAGGTTGTATTATACTTATCTTCATGGTAATATTTTTTATAATTGTCTTTAGCTGCTGCACTACAAAAGTTATAGTAAGCAGTATCTTCTTTTAATTTACGAATAATTTCTCTGGCTTCAGGAATATCTCCTAACTTTATTGTAGTATTAGGATGGCACTTCTGTTGAGTATCTAATCCTTCGTACCCTATACATGGTATACCTAAGTAAGCACAGTTAAGAGCAAATGTTCCTGCTGCATGAGTTCTCATCAAATGAACTGCATACTTAAAGTTATTGAGTTCTTTAATCCATTCAACCCAATTCATATAAGGAAGCTGGGTAATGCCTAGTTGAGCTTCTCCTTCTTGTCTTCTACCCATCATAGGGGAGTAGATTGGTTCTTCTAATGCAGAAGCTACTACAAATGAATCAAACCCTCCATACCAACTAACAAAGTTACCTCCTATCATTACTCCTTTTCTGTCAACTCTAGGTAAATCTTTTATAGAGTCTTCTATCATAAGAGTAGGAAGTATTCTAACATCAGGATGATCTGTAATACCTTTGTAATATTCTTTATCTATTTCATTATGAGCAAATAATATATCAGCTTTTCTGATAGTATTGTAATACCAAATTTGTTCGACTAAAGTATAGTCCTGAAAGCACCATTGAGGTCCTTCTTGCATTATAGCTATCTTATCTGCATATGTTCTCATCTTATCGAATGTATTGTTAGCCATCCAACTACTTACATTCTTCTTAGGTATAACACACAATGCTAAGTCATATTTCTCAGAAGGAGTATGAGTATAAGGAAAACAATCAGCTTCTAAAGCACAAGGCCATGCTTGCTCTGTTCTCATCATTTCAAAGTTTCTGGGTATCTTACCCATCATACCCATCTCAGTTACATAACATATTCTCATAATGACTTAATATAATCTATAATATTATATGTTGGTTTATATCCTAAGACATCTTTTGATGTTGATATATCAGCTAGACCTTTTGGTCTATCTCCTCTCCTAGCATCTATAAATTCGAAATGATGATCGAATGCTGCTGCTATTTCTAAAACGCTATAGTCTTCACCAGTTCCTAATTGAAACTCCTGGTTACATATATTGTCTCCTGCTAGTACTAATCCATTTACTATATCATCTACATGAGTAAAATCTCTTCTTTGAGTTCCGTCTCCTGTAATGGTAAGAGGTCTTCCTTCTTCTCTTTGTCTCTTAAAAATATTAATTACTGATTGCCATTCATTATCCCAAGTGTCAGTTTTAGGACCATACACATTATAGAAGTAACATATGTTATATCTAATATCATACCAGTCTCCATATCCTTGTGTTAGTTTAGCTATCATTGATTTGAAAAAAGCATAAGGTGAATGCATCTCACCAGGGTATGATAATTTAGTAGATGATCCTGCATACACTATCGGTATATTATTCTTTCTTATAGCTTCTAATAACTTAAAGCTTCCTAATATGTTATAAGTAAAAGCAGTAGATATATCATCAAATGAAGGAACTACTTTTGAATACTCTCCTAGGTGATAAACTAAATCATAATCATCTTGTAATGCTTCTATCGATTGAATGGTCGATATAGGATGATAATTTGCTCCTTCTATATGATTCTCAACTTTACCTGCAGAGTAATTATCCCAGCTGGTTACTTTATGTCCATCTTTTACTAATCTTTCTATTAGATTAGATCCAACTGCTCCAGCTCCTCCGGTGACTAATATTTTTTTCATCTTAAAAGTATTTTTTATCTCCGTTAGGAAATATGTATTTAGTATTTCTTATATGTGTTTCTTTAAAATTAGGATAAGGAGTAAGAATAGTATTCTCTTTTCCGTTTCCTAATACTGCATCATTTATTCCGGCATGATAACCTAAATTAAATTTAGCATAATACTTTACTGCTAGTTGCTCTCTCAAAGACAATTTTAAATCAGCAAAGTTTGTTTTATTTTTAAATAACTCTCCCCAATCAGTACCCTCTAAATCAAACTCACTATAGTAAAAGACTGGATAGTCTTTATACTTAGTAGCTTCATCATAAAGAAAGGTATCAAATTCCCATCTACCTTTTAAGTTATTTATTCTACTACCAAAAAGTAAACACCCGTATACCTCACCATTAGTAATTTCATTTACTTTATCTATTTCCTCTTGAGTAAAGTACAATTTTGGAGTACAGTCTTCTTCTTTTAACTCTTCTGGAGTAAATCCAAATCTATGTAGTATCTTTTCAGCTAAAGGAACTTCGTTATCTAATTGAGCTCTAAAATGATCATTTACTCCTTCACCATTATATTCATCTACTAACTCTACATTAGGGTTATTATCATAAATTAAATTGATATAACTAGAAGGATCAAAGTCAGGACTATAAGACCAATTCATATAGTTTGGTGCAAGTGACTTTAATAACTTAGGAGAAGGAATTTTAAACTCTACTTCTGGGTAATGTTTTTTAAGCACTTCAAATACTCCGCTAATGTTAGACCAATCGCCTATACTGTAGCTATGATATCTGGTAAAGAAAAATGTATCTTTAAGTTGATATCTTGGAGTATCTTTTTCGTACTTTATACCAATCATTAACCTTCATATTTGTTTACTACGTCAACAATCTTATTTCTATCTTCTTCTGTTACCCACCATCCACAAGGAATGTTAATCATCTTTCTACTAAACTCATCTAATCCTGGTTGAGGTCTTCTATAGTTCTTAAAGACAGAGTACTCATCATTTCTAACATGTGCAACGTCTGATGCTATATCATTAGCTTTAAGATAATCTTGAAACTTTCTTTTATCTTCTACTAAAATAGAATAAAGCCAGTAACTAGATGTTCCATTAGATACTCTTCTAGGAATAACAACGTTAGGGTTAGAAATATTTTCATCATAGAACTTACCATTGTTAACATGTCCATCAATAACATTATCAATGTACTTTAAATTCTCTATTCCAATAGCTGCATTGACATTATTCATATGAAACTTATAACCAGATTCAGTTATATCTTGTTCCCATCTAGATGCTGGTGCTTCACCAGGAGGTGATTTGTAATGTCTATCTAATCCAAACCATCTTAATTTTCTAGCTCTTTCAGCATCTGCTTCTGACTTACATGCAATTGCTCCTCCATCTACACATGTAAGATGTTTGACTGCTTGAAAAGAAAAGCATACATAATCACTATGACTACCAATTCTTATATCTTTGTAAGTAGACCTTAATGCATGAGCTGCATCTTCAATAGTTTTGATACCATTAGCTTGAGCAAGATTATTTATTTCATCTAACTCACATGGCTGACCTGCCCAATGGACCATCATGATTGCTTTAGTATTGTCATCTATCAACTCTTTGATAGAATTAACATCTATGTTTCCAGTATCAGGCTCTACATCAGCAAATCTAATCTCTACTCCCATATTATGAAATGGTTCATTAGTTGCCATACAAGTCATAGCTGTTGATATAACATTATCGCCTGGTTTAAAGTCACACATATGAGCTGCAAGAGTAAGAGCTGATGTTCCGCTATTAACTAATCTTACGTTAGGGTTACCAATATACTCTCCAAATTGTTTTTCAAATTCATCAGAGTATTCTCCTTCGGTTAAGAAACCTGTGTCAAATACTTTCTGTACTACCTCCCCTATATTAGGAGGAGTATGTACTTTCATTAGTGGTATCATTAATATTCGTATTTAGAGTTAACATTTAAAAAGTATTCTAACATTCTAATAATTCCAGTCTTAAAGTCAACTGTTGGAATTATATTTGTTTGAGCTACTACTTTATCTATATTAGGACATCTTCTTAATGGTTCATCAGAAGGATAGTCATCAGGGTACGAAATAAGATCATAGTTAGGTTCTACACCTAATGATTCGTAAAACTTATCAGCTAACTCAATCATATTTAATTCAGGAGATGGATTCCCTACATTATAAATCTCACCATCTTTACCAGATAGAAGCAACTGAGTAATCATCGCTATACCATCACCAGCATAACAGAATGTTCTAGTCTGTTTACCATCTCCGTATATTTTAATTTTTTCTTGACGTAAATGAGCTCTCATCCAATTTGATAAAACTCTATTGTCATTGATTCCCATATAGGTTCCATAGAAGTTAAATGGTCTTACTACCTTTACCGGTACATTATATTCGTTGTAATAAATGTTACATAATGTCTCTAGTACTTGTTTTCCTATATCATAACAACTTCTATTACTCATTGTAGGAATAGCTCCTATGTAAGTCTCTTTAGTAGGAATAGCTCTAGGGTCTGGAGTACCATAAACCTCACTAGAACTAAACATAATAACTGATTCAACGTTTTTCTCTCTAACATAATCAAGTACGTTACGAGTACCTATGTACGATATATCCATCGTAAGTACAGGCTGCTTCATATACTTCTCAGGGCTAGCTATACCTGCACAGTTAATAACATAATCATATCTAGGAAGACTCATCAAAGCCTCTTTATTATTTATGTCATGTTCTGGATTAATTGAAGGATCGAAAGCTAAGTACTCTACTTTCAAATGTTCGAATAAGTCTACAAACCAATTTCCTAAGAAACCATTTGAACCTATTAGTAAAACTGTTTTATTTTTAAATTGATCTACATCTACTCTTGAAGTAATACTATTTAGATCTTGTTCATTTACGTAATTCATAATCTAGTTGCATTATTATACTATTGCCGTTATCTGTAATATAGGAACTATTTAGAATAAATCCTAATTTTTTATATAGAGAGTATGCAATTAAATTATGCTCCATAACCTCTAATTTAAATACTTTTATACCGTACTCTTCATTTAAGTACTTCATAAACTCTTCATAAGCAGGAACAGATAGTTTTTTACCTCTATAGTCTTTATGTATATCTAATCCTATATAACAAGAGTCCTCTGTCCAGTTAGAAGTTCTAAAATAACCTATCGGTTTATTTTCTAGTTGATATATAAAAAAGGGATTGTTATTATTCTCAAACCATTTATAACTTTCCTGCAGAGTATATGTCTGAGGGTTATGTAACATTTGATGACATTCATTCCTTACTGTGTTGAAGAATGGAATATCTGTAACAGTTAACTTTCTTATATTATTCACTTACCGCTCTACTACCAATTTCGTTCCAATCAGCTTCAGGTCTAACCTCTAAATTAGTCTTCCATGCTGCTTTTAATACATGCATGTCTACATTTTGCTTATCTGCTAATGACATAAAAGCATTGATATCTTTTGGAAAACAAGCACCACCAAATCCCATCTTGCCGTCTGGTCCTGGTACTTGCATATGGCTATCGCCTACTCTACCATCTGCTGCAAACCCATGCATGGCCGTTCTCCAATCGATGCCCATAGTATCTGCTAACCTCTTATACTCATTAAGCAGCGATACTTTCGTGGCAAAGAAACAGTTGTTCATGTACTTAATGAACTCTGCTGTGGTAGAATCTGTATGAATAAAATGTCTATTCATAAATCTACCCTCATATAATTTTTGTACTTTATCAGTTAATTCTTTATCACCACCAAATATAATTCTTGCCTGCATCATCATATCTAACTTAGCTATTCTCTCAGTAAGGAACTCAGGACTAAATACTATATTTAGTTCTGGATATTTCTCTTGTAGAGACGCTGTAGTACCTGGTAGTACCGTTGATTTAATAATGTATATAGGGCCTTTCCTTGCATGTGTAAAGACTGAGTCTATATATTTTGTATCCTGTGTACCGTCCTTAAACATAGGAGTAGGCACTGCTACAAATATAAAGTCTGCTGTATGTACTTCTTCTAAAGTGTTGAATGATCTCTTAGGATCTGTGTCGTAAATTAAAACTTTGTTTGATAAAGAGAATGCAAATGCTTGTGCTTCTCCAACAAAACCATTACCAATAATACCTACTTTCATTAAAACATATCTGATTTAGTTCGTGTAACTTTCTTCTTTTCTACTTTAGTAAAGAAGGTTCTTCTTATAATATAAGAAATATTTTCTAATTTAAATACAGATGCATCAGTTTTAATTTGATTTATATACTGATCAATTGCATCGTTGTAATCTCTAATTATAATAACTCCACCTTTAGACATTCTAGGTAATAATGTCTTTACACCTTCATAGTTATTATCTCCCAAATCTAACTGGGCTAATCCTATTGCTGGTAATGATAGAGGAGAGCTTCCTAATCGGTGTTTGATATAATCTCCTTTCTTATCTAATCTATTTATAGACTCATTACATAAATCTTGAGCTTTCTGCCATATACCTTGATTGCCTCCTTCAAAAAGATCTACATAGATACTATCTCTTCTTTTAATTTCTTCAGATAACATTAGTTTGAATATCTCCCTAGCATCTCTACCAGTTCCAAATCCTAGGTCAACAAATATTCCATCAATGTTATCAGCCAGTTGGGCAATCTCTACTAGTTTCATGTATATAAATAGTTACGTTAAAGTATCGTAATAAGCATTTTGTTTCTCCTGTTTATCTATTTCTTTTGGATGGTAAAGAGATAGTTCTTCTTTAGCAGGTAATGGTGCATAAGTCTTAAAGCCGTCTAATACTTCATGGACTTTATTCTTCCATCTAATCTCTGGTTTGTTTTTCCAAATACGCCATTGATAGTCTGGATAGTTAACCCATCCTTTATCATCTACTTTCCAACCCCATTTAGTTATATGCTCTTCAGTTAAACCTTCTACTGTATTAACTCTAGGAATTAAATAAACATCATTGTCAGGATTAGATTCTAGTATTATAGGTAGAGCTGTAAGAAGAGATTTATGAGGAAATTCATCTGCATCTATTTGAAAGATATAATCACCATTGCAGTAATCAGTAAGCTGATTTTTCCAGTTAGCAAAATGACCATTGAAGTCTAAGCCTCTCCAAAACTGTATGTTTGGGTACTTATTTTGTTTCGTAAGCCAGGCAGCTATTTCTTCACTACCGTTTTTTTGATCATACAAGATAACTATTTCATCCTGCTGTCTTTTGTTCTTTCTTAAAAGTTCAACAAGCTTCTGAATTTCTACGAATTCATTACATACTGTTATTGCATAACTAATTACCATAGAAATCTATAACCTCTAATGCATCCATAAAGTCTTTTGGAGCAAACTTCTTAGCTTGCTTAACATCCATTTTAAATGTTTGACCCTCTGGGAATTTACCTGATTTAATTTCTTCTTCAGTTAACGGAATAGCTTTAACTGCAGACCATTGCCAGTCTTTAGTAGATGTTCCATCAACAAACACCATTCCTTTTTCTGGAAGAGTGATAGTAGCAGGAAACCATATTCTGCCTTCCTTATCTTTATGCATTAAGTCTTTATATAGTTCAGGAGATGTTTCTAATAAGTCTTGTACTGGTTTAGAACCTTCTGTCATAAGTGTAGAAGTTGTATAACCACTACCAAAACATAACCATGTTTTTATCTCTTGATTGTCTTGATTGAAGGTCTGTTCATAACAAGCATTGCTACCGAAAGGACCTTCTACTAATTGATCTTTTTCTAATTTCATACCTTTGTAAGTTTAGGAAGTTCTAGTTCAGGCATTTTTAATTCTACCTTAACTGCAAATTCTGGTACGTACTTATCATTGTAACCTTTAAGTATCTCTACCATTTTTTCAAACGAAAAGTTTTTCTTATTTACGTTCTTTAATTGTTTAGCAGGTCTAACATAATCTTTATACTTCTTAAATACTTCTGTTAGTGCTTTACCAACTTGAGCATCGTCAGGAGTAAACCATTTAGACTGTTCAAGTATCATATCTTTTACTGCTGCTGATTTATCTACATTAGTTAACGAACCTCCTATTAGTACTGCTTTGTCTTTATCTAAAAAGTCTACCTGACCAGACCATGCTGATGCTATAATAGGTTTACCTGTTAAGCTAAACTCTAGTAACGGTCTACCAAATCCTTCTCCTTTTGTAAAGCTAATCATAGCTTTTACTTTAGGATTATTGTATAACTGATTAATTTGTTCGTCAGTTAATTCTCCTGTTACTAGGTAGATGTTAGGTAACTTACCTTTAACTGTCTTTCTAATGCCATCTATCTTATCTAGTATGCGTTCCTTATCTAATAAAGATGAACCTACCTGTTGTGTTTTAAGAATAAGTCCAGGAGCCTTTTGTTTGTTCTTAAACGTTTCTAGGAATGCCTTTATCATATAGCCTACATTCTTTCTATCCTGTCCCATATTACCTTGCATCCAGTGTCCAACAAATAGATAATTAAAGCTTTCTTCTACTGATGATAAATCAAATGCAGTTGTAGATTCAGCAAAGTATTTAGTTAAATCTGCTCCTTCTAATAGTATTTCTATTGGCTTATCTAACGTTATAGTCTTTACTACCTTATCAGAGTTATTTTCTTTCATTTCATATCGTGTACCTTTAAACACATCTAATGAATGTTTAGAAGAGGTTAGAATAAGATCCATTCTATTACAACCTTCCAACCAAGTCTGGTGTACTAATGTTGATTCCATTCCAGCTGTAACACCTATGTTATAATTACCAACGGCTTGGAATTCATTAGGTACAGTAATCTGTATCCACAAATCAGGCTTCTTTGGTAGTTGAGGTATAATTGTGCTTGATAGTAAATCCTCTTTATGGTCAGCTAAATAACCAAATCTAGTATTACCCCATCTCTGTGATAAAGTCTTTACTTCGTATTTATCTAATGCTATGAGAGCTTTAACGAAATCTCTTGCTCTTGCTCCATAACCGGAATATGTATCTAAAGGGCAGCTTACAACTGCTAATGGTTTGTTCATTTTAATAACCTATTAATTTATGTTTAACTCGTTTTGAAGGTCTAGGTCCTATCTTTTCTATTTCATAGATTGGTCTTGGAACAAAGTTATCAAAACCTTTCTCAACAGACTCTATAATCCTTTTACACATGTAGGGTGAAGACATATTAGATTCGTCTGAAAGAACCCATTCATGTCCTTTACTACCTCTTCTGTCTCTTTCTTCTGGACCTAAATCATATATAGTTTTTATAGCATCAGCTACATCTTCAGGTTTACATCTATCGTCAAATATGTATGGAGTTAATGGTGAACCCATCATTGACATATTAGATGGAAATACTGGTACTGCCCACTCACCATGCTCTTTATATGTACCCCTATGGTTAGATGGTATATCAGCTGAAGGTGTAAACCATTCGCCGTTATCATCTAAGAATTTAACCTGATCTTGCATACCTCCTGTTACGTTAGGTATAATCATAGTACCAGTCATCATAGCTTCTGTTAGCGAAAGTCCCCATCCTTCATTAGACGACATAAGAACATTTACATCTGCTATGTTATATAGTAAGTTCATTTGCTCTGGTGAAAGCTTTTCAGTATTAAAGAATACATTTACATATTCAGGATCACAGAATGTATCTTTTATAGCTTTCAAATCAGTTCCGTGTTGAGATGATATCTCAGTTTTCATAACTAAAGCACACTTCTTTGCTTTTTCTTTACCTATCATCTCACAGAATTGAGTATAAGCTAATACAACGTCTCCAGGATGTTTACGTTGGATGTTTCTTGAGTTAAAGAATACTACATACTCTATATCTCTTCCGTTAAACATACTCTTTTTAAACTCTTGAAGTTTCTCAAAGTGAGGGTTATCTTTTTTAATTGGAAAGAAGTACTTAGGGTTTATACCATGAGGAACATATTCTAATACTTTATTCTTTGCATCATCACCTAATACTAATTCATTAATTAGTTTAGTCTGTTTAGAGATAGCCATTAAAGTATCTACTGAGTTATAATAATGTTTGTTGTACATAGGAGCAGGAAACTCATCCCATATGTTTAACCACATGATTGGAATTTTGCTTCTTATCTCTCTTTCTATATCAAATAACCAAATCCAATATCTAGGATCAGTAAAAATAAAAATAGCATCAGGTTTCTGCTGCTTTATCAACGTTCTAATAGCTGTAGCATCTCCATATCCATTGCTTGGCATGACCATAACACTAGCGTCTGGAGTACCAATAGTTTTATCTACATCAGCAGATATGTCAAATACTTTTCCTACTTCAGGATGCTTCAATGCTGCTCCTAAATTAAACCAATTGAACCTATGAGAGGTTCCTACAACTATTTCTCTAGCCATAGTTGCTACTCCGGAATGCATTCGTATATCATCACAGAGAAGTAATATTTTTTTCCTTTCTGCTTTTGGAATATAACCTTCTATCATTATTTTAATTTAACGTTGTTAATTTTGTGTACTAATTCTTTAAAGTCCTTATCAGTAAGATACAAATAAATTGCACGATCTGCAAGCTTTTTAAAAGAAAAATTATCTTCCAAGCAGGCCATTTTAAATTTGTCGAAAAGGGGTTGTGTAATTTTTACCGAGGTTAGTTTCTCTTCTTTTGTCATAACTTATAATTAATATATCTATATATAAATATATATGTTTTACAAAAACGGCTGACAATGTTCACATTTTCCGAAAGGGTTAGTACATTTATAGTCTTTATCAATGTATGCACCATTCTCATCTAAAACCTCTGATATCATTTTATTCATCGAATCAATAACCTGTTTAGTCTTTCTAGGTCCTGATGATGGACTAAACTGTTGAACTCTTTTCTGCATAGAGGCAAACTCAGCATCCTTAGGTACTCTTCTCTTTACTATAAAGAACTCTACATCTATCTTATCTTTATCTATATCAAATTGCTTTGCAAAGAACTCTCTATATAGTATAACCTGAGCAGTTAAGTTAGGATTTTTCTTCTGGTTATCTCTCCATCCTGAAGTAGAAGTTTTAATATCCATCACAGTCCATCTATCACTATTAGGATGGTAGAATACTAAATCAACTAGTCCTTTAAACATAACGCCAGGTCGTAACTCTTGGTATAAGAGCGTCTCTATACCTGCCAATTGCATGGTCTTAGTACTAAAGTACCCTCCTCTTTTCTTAGTTAAAAAGTCTAAAATGTGTTTACCATCTAACCAAAATTGAGTTAGCTCTTCTTGAGTAGAAAAATGTTCATAGTTCATTTGAGCCTTTCCTTGCTTATAAGCTTTCACCATATTATCATAGAGTAGTTGATGTAGGTTCATTTCATTAGCAGCTTTTACCTTATCATGATACATAACCTCAAGCCATGATTGCATAGTCTCGTGCATAGCAGTACCAAAGCAAGTATAGATATTCTGAGTAAAAGGTACAGCGTTACGCATATACTGGAGTTCCCATAGCTTAGGACATTTATTATATGTACTTATTGAACTATACGATATGTGTTTATTTTTAGAAGGTGATTGTTTAATTTTAGACTCCCATACCTTCTTAACTATGCCTTTTAGCTTCTTCGCCATAATTTCTTTTTAAATCTTTTTTTGCTCTTTCATAATCGAAAGTTTTACCTAAGTAAGGATAAAAGTGTTTTTCTTCCCAGTGCATTCGATAATCATAACCGTTTTCAAACTCCTCACTGCATTGACTGCACATGATGATTTTCTTCCCCACATTACTTATCTTTCCACTTACCTTTAAATACTATTTGACTGATAATACCATAATTGGTAATGTCTTGAAAAGTATCTATAAGAGTTTCGTTTTGAGCCTTACGACCAGTTAGTATCATATTCTTCCATCTATTGATCTTATCTGATAGTCTATACCATAAGCCGGTCATAGCAAAATCAGTCTCTTCTTGATTGACTAACTGCGTACCAGCTGATACATTGCCCATACCGTAATCGAGATGCTTTTTAGCAAACAGTTCAAACTGTTCGTCTGCTATCTCTTTGTAAGCGTTGTAAATTGTTGGATATTCTCTCTCTAGAATTTCTCTTGCCGAAGGAGGATTCTTGGCATTCATGATTTCTCTATCGCTCATAGCATAACTTATTTATATAAAGATACGAAAAATATTCTAAATAACCTAGAGATAAGTTATTTTATTTTCGTCTTCTTTATCTATCCACCCTTCAGAACCATCTTCAAATTCTACTCTTCTTCTTGAAGGAGTTTTTTGTAGTATTCTTTTTACTTTTTTTTCTTCTTCTTCATCAACTACCTTCCAATCTTCTGGAGCTTCTACTATACTATAGTCAACGTCCATATCTCTTACGTCAGTTTCTTCTTCATCAATATCGTCCCACAAGTCCTCTGGTACTTCATCTTCATATTCATTATAAAGATTCTTTCTATTAGCTTGATCAAATGCAAAGTTAGCTGCTACTACTAATGATATTGCAAGAGGATCAAATACAAATATGATTACTAATAAAAGAATATTAATAATCTTATCCATAGGAGTGCCTGTTAGACCAGAAAGATACTCTAATGGACCTAACTCACCTGCTACGTCTGTATTGTTTTCTAAATCTAATATAGCTAGTTGATATTTCTGTAAGCTATCTGCTACTTGTTCTCTTTTCGCTTGTATAGCCGCTCTATTTTCTTCTTCAACATTAATACGACTTTGGGATAATCTAAGTTCGGCAGTACTAACTGTTGATCGAAAGCCTGTAGATGATGTCGTGTCTCGTACTTGAATCGAGGTCGCTTTCGCATTAGATAAAGTAGAAATGTTATTAGAGATTCTTTCGAGTTCCTCATCATACCTTGCCACATCCTTTCCATAAAAATCTGTCTTTTGTTCTAGAAATGCTACTTGATTATTCTTAACTGTTAACTGTCTGTAAGTATCTTGATATGCTGCACTTAAAAAGCCGTATATACCCATACTAGTAATCAATACCAATACTACCGCAGCAATAGAGAGATACGTTCTAAGAAGCTTATTGATAGTGTCCCAATACTGATATAAGAGAGAAGCTATGACAAGTTTAGCTACTTCTAATGAACCAGCCATTATAATAACTTCAAATGTAGCTCCAGCAAATAGTTTAGATAATCCACTAACAGAATAGAAAGCAGCAGATGCACTAACAGATAATGCTGAGAGTGCTATAATAGAAGGGAATATGTTTCTTTTTATTCTATTGATCATTGTACTAACAGTAGTAAGACTGCTGCAGCACCAACTGTAGTTCCTATTTTATAGAGTTTTTTGGCACGAGCTTCCTTTTTTAATTGTATTTGTAATTGTTCAGATAACTCAGAACTAGTACCCAGCTGTAGATCTTTTTGATCAATAATACTCTGGTAATTTAAGACTTGACTTTCAAGATTAGTAACTAATTGAGACTGTGTTTCAAGTTTATTGTTAGTTTCTACTAACAATTCATTTAATGTTTTAACCTCTAATTTTAAACCGTCACCTGTAATAAGATCTTTTACTACTAACTTAGCTATAGGTTTAGTTAATTGTATCGTTGTACTGTCCGTAACGTTTTGTGAAGTAGCGTTCCAGCTCATCATCAGTAAGGTCATTAACAGCATCAAGTTTCTTATTTGTTTCTTTTTTGATAACATTTATACTATAGTTTAAATTACGAATCTTTTTATCATACTCAACTATCTGTATTTCCAGAGAGTCAGCTTGTTTATCTAAAATAGTATTCTTTGAATGTAAAGAATCTACTTTTTTTTCTAACATATCTATCTTATCAAGATAGGATTGTACGTCTATATCTTCTTTTTTATTTATAATCCAGAAGATACATAACGTAGTAATACATAAAAGTATAACTGATATACGGTTCATTTCATTAATATACTAAATTTATTTCGATTAAGCAACTAATAGTTGTTTAAATCTCTCCCAATCAAATGCTGAACCTGGATCAGTTTTACCTTTGCCTTTTCCTCTAACATGATCTCCACTACAATCAGAATGTCTAACAATATTCTGGATTGATATACTATACTCATCCATCCAGTACTTAACTACTTCAACAGATGTATTCATTTGTTCTTCAGAATAAGTCCCCTCAGTCTCTATAGCTTTTGAAAAGCTTCCGAAATCATGTGTACCTGGAACTAATAATTCGAAACCTAAAAAATGAGAGTTCAATCCTGATAATCCATTCCATTCTGATTTACCTGCATGAAATGCTTTACCAGGTGAACTAACCATCTTTTCGTATGTTCCATCAGGTTTAATAAAACCATGTACTGATAATCCTATAGACTTTAAAAAGTCATGGGCATACATTGGTCCGTCATCTAACTTTAGATACTCAGACATTGAGTGTACTATTACTCCTTTTGGTTTAATTGGCATAATTATTCTTTTTTACCACCGAAAATTTTACCTGCTTCAGCTATTCCAAATGAACCTAATACAATCCATACAAAAGAGTTGTATATAAATTCGTTGATTACAAGGTCTTTACCTACGTATCCAGTAATCAAATCCACTAAAGCAAATAATACTATAATTACAAATGATGCGAATCCGACTACTGTCTTTTCGTTAATATCATTTTTATCGTTAAATAAGTCTTTAAAAGCCATTATAATTAGTTTTTGTTTTTATTGTAAGCTTGTGTTCCAAAGAACGCTGCAACAATAGCTGCAACAGAAACAAAATAAGTTGCTGCCATATCACCAAGTATTTGTGATGCTTGATCTAAACCTATTAGATTAGCTAGCACTACTGCAAATGGATAAAGTAACATACCAAATAAAGCAAACCATGCCATCTTACGTTGAGCATCTCTCATTGCATCTTGGTCATCAAGTTCTTTTCTCTTGAACTCTAGATACATATCATGTTCTGCCTTTGATACTTTACCGTCTCCGTTAGTATCTGCTGGGTGTAAAGCTTTTTTCTCTTTTTCTTCCATATTAATAAATAGTTAAAAACTTAATCTACCTCCAATCATAAAGTTTACCATAGTAGGAAAATCTTTTATAGTGGCATCGATTACAGTTGTTCCTAATGTTAACCCAAATCTTTGAGTAAACATATAATTAAAATTTGTTCCTCCTATAACCATTACATCTGTATTCCAAGTTGTATCATAATTAGTTAAACTCTGAGTAATAAATGGAGATGATACAGCTACCATAGGACTAATAGTTAATCTATCATTGTATTTAAAAGACTTAGTAGCAAAACCAGTTAATGAACCAGCAAGCACTATGTCATCATAGTATATGTATCCTTCTCTTACATCAAGTTCTACAGATGTTATAGTAGTTCCTAATGCAAATCCACCTACTAGACCTTTCTTACCTAAAAATACTAGTGAATGGTTCATAGTACCCATATAGGATGTAAACATTTTCATCCCTCCTACAGCGGCTGAATATACTCTGTTAACTCTTCCTTCATCATTTACATGAACTCTAGAATAATTAAGGTTTAACATAAACTGTTCTAAATTGTCATACACCATTAAGTTAGCACCAAATGTTTCAGTACCTAGCAAAGTAGTCTGGCTTATGCCGAACATTGTAGCATAGGAATATTTTCCGTCAACTCCTTGTTGAGATAGTACGTTAGCGGCAAGGACTGGAGGAGCAAAAGCTCTTTTTTTCTTTTCATCCTCATCATCTTCCTCTTCGTCTTCGTTTGAAGTTTCTTCTTCTTCGCTTTCTTCCTCATCATCCTCAGATTCTTCTTCGTCAGACTCCTCTTCATCTGATTCTTCTTCACTGTCCTCTTCTGACTCCTCGTCTGATTCTGATTCTTCTTCTGACTCTTCTTCTGATTGTTCTTCATCTGATTCTTCGTTTTCTGATTCTTCTTCGGTTGACTCTTCTTCAGTGGATTCCTCCTCTGTAGATTCTTCTTCTGTAGTTTCATCTGATTCAGATTCACTTTCACTTTCAGTTTCTGATTCAGATTCACTTTCAGTACTATCATCAGATTCACTCTCTGTAGATTCACTTTCACTTTCTGATGATTCTGATTCTGTGCTTTCACTTTCGGTACTTTCTGATTCAGTAGATTCAGTTTCAGTTGATTCTGTTTCTGTTGATTCAGTTTCAGTACTCTCTGTAGACTCGGTACTTTCTACTTCTGTAGATTCTGATGAACTTTCTTGAGACGTTTCTTGCGAGCTTTCTCCGCCAGATGACGTTTCGGATGAAGAAGCTTCTGTAGACGTTTCTGTACTTTGCGTTTCTGTTGAAGCAGTTCCTTCAGTACTAGTTGTGTCTGGTTGCGAACTCCCCTGGCTCGATTCAGTTGTTGTGGGTTGTGATGTAGACGTATCAGGAGTACTCGTGTCTGGTGTTGATGTAGTTGTATCCGGTACGCTAGTATCAGGAGCCGAAGTCGTAGTATCTGGAACAGTAGTCGTAGGTGCTTCAGTAGTAGCGGGAACGTTAACATTAGTAGATGTTGCATCGGGTATAGTATTTGTCGTAGCAGTTTGATTCGCAACGTTAGTAGCATTAGCTGCTGCTTCTGTAGCCTGCTGCGTGGTTTGTTGAGTTTGTTGAGTTGTATTTACTACAGTACCTCCAGTAGTTGAACATGGACTAAGAGCATTCCACCACAGCCAGGTTTCTTCTAGCCATGCTTGTAATTCACCATTTTGGAATTCTGCTGCTGTAAATGTACGGGACTTGTTATAGAATGCTACAACAGTCTGTCCATTCATAGGTACACTAAATACAGAGACTGCTCCTGTACACCTATCTACATAGGTTTGGATCAGGGCCTGTGAGTAGGCCCGACCCATCCCCATCGCAGTAATTACTATAATTAATAGCAACCTTCTCATAACAATTAGTGATCAAAAATTCCTTTTCGTATCATTCTCTTCACTATCTTTGCGACTGCAGTCTCTAATGCTTTTCGAGTAGATACACCCACTGAGGAGGAATTGAATTTTACTTCATCTAAATTGTCTGAGTTAGTTAAGGTTAGCTCTCTAGTAGTAATTGCTTTACCTAATCCTGATCCGGTCATATAAAGGCCAGTTTCAGAATCAACTGCTCTGATTTGTAGTCCTAGTCTGGTAACTAGTTTGTTTTTAATCCCATCTTTAAGATTTATAGTTTCATCTTCTGATACAGAGTAGTCATATACTTCAACATAAATAAAATATTTAGCTAAAGTAATGTTACCTTTGATATCGATATCATTAGCTGTAAATCCTTTTTGGGATGCTTTATATTGAGTCACCATTCTATTCTTGATTTCATCTCGAGTTTCGACAAATTCGAATCTCCAAGTTTCGTCAAGGAATGCTACAGTAATGTTAGTCAGACCTAAACCTACTCTATTATCCCTTAATTCAGGATATTGGTTTAGAACGTCTTCTGTAACTCCAATATTAAGGAGAGCTACTGGTACTGGATCACCATCATATTCTGGTATTGAGTATAACGAGGCTTGTTTCTCAAAATCCGCCTGATAATCCTCTGTAGTAGTCTTTCCTATTTGTTGTGCCGATATAGAAGTACTAAATAATAGTAGTACTAATAATCTTTTAACCAAGGGTATCGAAGATGCCCCAAGTTGCGTTGTCAAATGTAGCTGGGTTAGTAACAAGTTCCCATACAATAGTAGAAAATCCTACTAAAAATAGAGAAGATAGTGTTAAAAACCAGGCTGCAAAAAATAATACTAAACTTTTTCGTGTAAAAGTTGTAGCTTCGAGATATTCTTCTTTTATTAAAGAATAAGGGTTTACGTAATTGTTCATAGTTTCAATTTTAATGGTTACAAATTAATTCTTATCGGAGCCGATAGTTGCCGCTATCGGTTCCTTTTTTCTACTGCGATATAACTACCAATCTAAACCTGCCTTCTTCCTTTTTTCGGTTTCAGTAAGTTTAGGTTTGGCTTTAATAAACACCTTCTTTACGACGGTATCTTTCTTTTGTTCCGGAATAGTAATATTGATTGTAGGGCCTTCCACATTAACGTTTTGTTCTTGCTTAACCTCTACTGCCGAATCATCACTTTCTACTCCGAAAAACTCTTCTACTTTATCTGTAAAAACTGTACCTAAAGTTGTAAGTACAATTGCTACACCTGCAGTTATCTGAGCCTTAACGTTTTTTAATAGATTTTTCATATTTAATCATCACTGACTGGAGTCTCATCTGGAGCACATCCTTCAGCATTTACATTGTTTATTTGAGTTATAGGAGTATCTGGGCATTTATCTAATGCGTTAATAACACCGTCATAGTCATAATCTGCTACTGCAACTAATTGATCAACTCCTTCACCCACTTCTTGTAAAGAGGCTAAAAGTTCTTCTACTTGTGCTTTAGTAGCTTTAGTTTTCATTGTAGCTAGTATATCTTGTAGTCCTAATTTAATGTTAGCTATTTGTAAAAAGATACCTGCCCATTGATTACCTTCATCATATAATGTCTGAAGTCCTTCTAAGGAGCTAACTACTCCGTTCAGGATATCGTCTATTTCAGATAAAAATTCTTCATTAACAAGCATTGCTTCTTCGTAAGCTAACATAGCATCATTATACTCTAACATAGCTTCATTATACTCTGCAAGATGAGCATTATACTCCATTACTGCATCGTGATAATTCTGTACTCCCTCAACGATAACTTCTAAATCCATTACGATTTGTTCCATATCGGAAGTAATTTGAGGAATGTTTAATGCTTCAAACGAATTAACTACTTCTTGTAGCGATTCATTTAATCTAGCAAATCCTCTTTCCATCGAAGGGTTGGTACACCCTAATAATAATAAAACACTTAGTACTGCGAATACGTTTTTCATTTTACAAACAATTTAACTGACTGTTTTTCATTCCCACTTTCATCTAAAAACTTAAATGTATAGTCTCCAGTTTCAAGTACTCTGGTGTATATCGTATAAACGTTATCACCTTCCGTTACCTTTAAGGTATTTCTACTAACCAATTGTTTAGCTAAGTCTAATATTTCAACTGTGTATGTTCCGTCAACGTCTGTTTTTATATTAAACTTTGCTCCATCATAAACACTATTGTCATCAAACTGCAAGCCAGTAGTCTCTTCTATTTTTAACTCACTAGCTACCCATTGAGTAACTGTAAAGTCATATTCATCTGGTGCACATGCTAAAAATAATGTGAACAAGATTGTATAATACCATTTTTGAAAATTGTAGCTCATTTTTTATTCTATATTTAATTGTACTCTAACTGCATCCATATCTGAAGCATCAGTACTTGTTAATATTATTAATCCTGTAACACCGTTAATCTGTGCGGTCTTACTAAAAGTTACAGTATATGTTGTATCTGACATAGAATCACCTAGAGTATTAATTGAACCAAAGTTTACTCTATTTTCAGTTACTTTAGCAAAATTAGTAGTAGTGTTTCCTGAATCAGCTTTTACAGAATCAAAAGATAATCTTGAATCATCAAAATTTAATCTTATTTGTGCTGCAGATAAATTACTTTCTGGTATTGATATTGTTGCTACTACTTTATCTCCATCTTCTTCTACTATCATAGTACCATTAACCAAATCTATTTGAGCTCCTCCTACTCCTGTAAACATATTTACTGTTGATCTACCAGATGGAGAAGATGCAAATGAAATAGATACTGCATCATTTACTATACCGTTACTAACACTTGGTGAATGAGAAAGATTTACATCACCTTTCCAAGTACCGTATACTTCAAATGTTTGACCTGAAGAGATATTGCTAAAGTTTACATCTATTTCAGTTAATGATCCGTTATGTGTTATACCATTTGCTTCATATGACTCTGCCGTTGTATTTGTATATGTACTACCGTCTGTAGATCTAAAGAAGTTTACACCGTTATTATTAGCATCAGTGTCATCTACATCTCCATCACTATCAATATCAACATACAACTCACTCACACCCATTACGTGAGCTAATAACTTATAAGTATCAGAATCGTCTAATATGTTATCATTAGCCCCATTAGTTCCTCCTGCTACATCAGCATTAAATTTTGATATACCTGCATTAATTGCTCCTGCACCATGTGTTGCTAGTTCTTTAAGAGCTAACTGTACATCTGATATAGTTAATATATCTTCATATAAAGTTTTAAAATTATTATTACCATCATCTACAGGTAAACCATAGTTCCATATTACTCCGTAATCTTCTGAAGTACTAGTAATATAAGAAGTAATATCTACTGATCCATCTGAAGGAACATTTAACCAGTAAGTGTTACCTGATATTAAATTAACCCAATTATCTCCATCTTTTTTAACTGGTACTAATTTAAACTTGGTCATATCAACGTTACTACCCATATTAAGTTTAGCAGTAATACCTTGCACGTCTATATCTTCTAATGGTGTATTTGTAAAGTCTTGATTTTCATATGCATAAACTGGGCTATAAACTTTCGTTGTACCGTTTGTTAAATTAGCAGTTATCCTACCCATAGTAATCATTATGTTATCAGTATAGTCATGATTTGTACCAGCATCTTTAACCTTGAACTTTAATTTTACAAAGTAATCTAGTTCTCCTAAATCACCACCAGTTGTTTGTGTCTGAGGGTGTAGGTTATTCCAACCAGTATTTTGACCATAGCTACCATTCTGCCATTGAGCCCATATATCGTATGCTTCATGGTTACTATTAAACGTCATCTTATATCCAGTCATTTCAAATAGACTGTTCTGTGGGTTGTCACTTGACGGTGCCATATATTCCGTTCCTAAATACGTATATGCTGCATTATTATACTCAACATCAATGTGAGCATAAGTTATGTCATGAGTATCAGATAACCAATTCGTTAATTTGATACCAAATACAATAGTATCATTAACTTCTACATCTGCTATAGCTAAATTAGAGTTAGATGGTGAACCTAACCACACAAGGCCAGCTGCTCCTTCTCCATCTGCTACATCAGTAGAACTAGGTCCAGACAACTGTCCAATAGACAATGCTGGGATTAGAGTTAATAATAGTAAGAGTTTTCTCATTTCTTTTTTCCTAAATTTTTGTTACTTACACCGTACATATCTCTTAGACCGTCATCAATCCAATCGAAAAAGCGAAGTAGCTTTTTTATTATTTTCATATTTTTAATTTATCTATCAACTGCTCACATAGTTTCTTAATTGCTGTAGAAACGTTAGCTTGTGAAAACTTACCTCCTTCGTCTACTAATAAGGTGGCTGTTGATATAGATTTAGCAGTACCTTTCGCTACTACTTGTTTTTTCTTTTTTCCATTTTTCTTCAATGTTGCTCTAGCAATGATCTGATAAAGGTCTACGTTTTTGTTGTAAACAGCTAACTGAACATTATTCTTCTTTACATCGAAGTATAATATGTCTACAGTAATTTCGAGTTCTGAGTTTGGATTAAGATCGTATCCATAGTCCTGGATAACTTCTTCTAACATATTGGTTACTCCAAAAGTTAGATCTCTATTCCCGACTAAGTCGCCGAGTTGTATCTTATTCTCAACTGTTCCTAATTTAATTTCTTGTGCTGTTAAGCAGAAACTAAATAGGAAACTTAATAAAAAAAGTAAAAGCCTCATATTACTGCGATTTCAAGGCAACCATTATGTTAACACTTACACGACAATTATGAAACTTCTTATATTGATAAATAGATATATAAAACAAAAAAAGGGGCCGAAGCCCCTCTAATTAAACTATTGTATTATTACATTGACTTATTCTTAAGTATGTGATACAATACAAAAGCGCCTACTAATCCGAGTAGACCTTCATTGCTTAAACCACCAATAATAGCCATTACATTGTCTACTACTGATACTTCAGGCCAGAAAGGGATATTAGCGCCTTTGAATAGTACTTCTAATACTATACCAAGTGCAATAATTGTTACACCCACATCTGTCAGTTTCTTAGCCCAAGAGCTAAAAGTTTCTAAAAAATTCATATGTTGATTTTTAATTAGACATATAAAACTGTCCGACTTTGGATAGGAATTCCGTCTTATAAATAGGCAAAAAAAAAAGAGGCCCGAAGGCCTCTGTTATTCATATTCGTGAATCCCGGGGTAAGCATCAGTCAATGGATTGAATTTCCTTTGGGAGGAATTCAGCATTGACGTGTCCACATTCGACACATTTGAAGATTGGGATTGGGATATAAGAAGGTTTGGACTGACCTGTAAGGAGTCCTGAAGCCTTTCTGATAATGAGAGCTTGGTCGAAGTAGACTCCTCCGCACTCTTCACATGTAACTGATTGTGTTTGATTGATGTCGACATTAATATTCTGCTGCATTATTTAGTGGTTTTCTTAGCACGAGGCTTTCTACCTTTTCTTGGTTTACCTTTAACAGCTCCGGCAACATCTCCGGCTTGATCAACTACATCTTTTGCAGCATCAGCAACGTCTTTAAGCTCTTCTTTTACTCTCTTAGCTCTACGTTTGACTTCTTTAACAGTATCCTCAACTTTATCAGGAATACCATCTTTGTCATCATCTTTAGTAAGTCCGAAAAACTTCGTACCTACCCATACTGCTCCAGCAACTGCTGCCAAAACCAGTACAATAATTAGAATTGTTTTCATTTATAAATTATTTAATTAACGTTAATATACTATAAATATAAGAAGTTAAACTAAGGTTACCAACTTTTGACTACCTTTTTTTAATTTTGTCGCCCAAAATATTTCATTTAACTCTTCACCTATATCTATCATTTCAAATTCTTTATTAACTTCTTCCATGTCTACATCAGTAATATCACACCAATTCCACTTTTTATCTTTAATATTTTCATTAAAGTATTCTGTAGAAGTAAAGTAATCATGAACTGCAATAACATCATTTGGTTTAATAAATCTAACGAATTTTCTATACTGATGAATTTTATTAAAAGCATCACATAAGACTAATGTTCTACCAGGAAGAGATATAAAAGGAAGTAGTATAGTATTGACAAAATTTATATCAAAAAAATCTCCAATATAAACATCAGCAATGTTATATGTTCTGCTATCTATAATCGTTTTTTCTTTTTCGACAGTTAGTATAGGAACATCGGTATAATCTCTTAGTATTTTTGTTAAACCACCATTAGCAGTTCCTAACTCTAATATTCTTTCCGGCTTAATTATATTTAGGTACCTTTCAAAGTATTCAGAGCATTGAGGGTCTTGCTGTAATCTGTATCCGTCAACTATGTTATATCCGTCCTTGAGTAAGTTGCTCATAATTAATACCTATTTTACTTAAAAATACTTTATCTATAATTTTTTTCTTATGTTCTTTAGATAGTAATAGATTTTTATTATACTCACATATAGTTTTAACTTCGTCACTATCGTAGTATTTTACTAACTCTTGGGCAGCATCGATTACCCGCTTATACCTGTCTATATTATTTGCGTTATCATAACTTTCATCTATAATAGAAGAGAAAGTTTTAAACCCTAGCTTTTTCAACTCTTCTAAAAATCCTTTTGTACTATTAACTACGAAAGGTTTTTCCATTAGAATAGATTTAAATATCTTTTCAGTCATGTGACATTGATCATCTTCAAAATAATAAGTTTCATTTACTATTTCAACTTTACAGTTATGATACCATTTAGGATTAAACCCATACAAAAATGTTCCATCATCTTTTGCAATATGCTCTCCATAAGATAGGTCTCCTTCAGGTTGTCTTTTATCTATAATATCTTTATCTGTAGTAACTAGATTATCTGATACGTAAGAGTATAATGTGTTTTTAAGTAAATCTCTTTCTTTAAGTTCTTTTAATACCAAGAGCTTACCGTCTCTCATTCTTCTGTTAAGACATAGAAAGTCATATTCTTTAACTGTATGATTATCTTCTATGTTAAATAATTTAAATTTATATCCAGTAGAAATAAAAAAATGAGGAAAGAAAATAGAACGTATATTGTAACCTCCGTATTGATTATCTACTGAAGGATTTAGTTTACTATTGTTAAATGCTAAAAATACTTTATTGAAATCTATATTATTGCTCTGGAGAAAGTTAAGATACTTCCTAATTGAATTATTTATAACAGATCCTTCCATTGTAGCATCAAGTATAATAGTATTACCTTGATCTATAAAATCTCTAATGGTTTTTATAAAGAGAGGACTAGTAATAAATTTATTCCAATCAGAAAACTTTTTATGGTATGTATCTTTAGAGGATGAAAAGTAAGTATTTATTTCGACTACTATAAGAGAATGAGTTATATCAAGATGAATCAAATCATCTATCATTCCGTTTATATCTAATCGCTTAACAGCATCTTTCATCTGCAAATACTAAATTAGAAGGTCTGTTATTATCTCTCAACCTCCATCCTCTTAGCCCAAACCTCTTTTCCATCTTATCGTAGAATGAAAGTATAGATGTATTAGGTTTAGCAGATTCTCTATCGTACTGTTCTTTAGTCATATTGAACTCTAATACAAAAGCCTTCTTAAGAGCTTCTAACTTAATCTTCTCGTCTTTATCTCTATCTTCTTGAAGTCTCTTTATACGAGCTTTATCAATCTGAGTATCTTCTCTGAAAGTATCTTCGTGTTTATGTATTAAGAACTTCTCATTTATTCTATGCTGAGCTAGTTCTATTTCAAATATATAGGGACCTAAATCGAAATCACCATTCTCTATTCTTGTACGAAGAGGAGATATATCCGGTAAAGGTTTCTTCTTGAGACTATAAGAACGCCACCACATAAAGCGGTCGTACTTTTTTTTGAAGTAGTTAGCACCAAGGTGCTTCTCTAACCACTTTTTTTCATGTATAGGTTTATAAGGAAGAAGTTGTATCATATCTAAATATAGTAATTTTTATTCAGACTACCAACTAAATTAAACTGTTTTTGTACCCATAATGCAAACTGTATGTTACCATTTTCGTTCCAATGATAATCGTCAACTACACCACTAGACTTAGATTTATATGATTCAAATAATGTCCATCTTTCTTCTTCATAAGGTATATGGAAAAAACTAACATCTATATTTTCAAAGTAAACTTTTAAATCAAGAAAAATACTAGAATAAAATGCTATAAATTTATCAGCATATTGATGTCTATGTTCATAGGTGTAATTAACTAATGAGTGTTTTTTCTCTTTAGGTAAAAAATCATATTTGTCTATATTGGCAATCATTCTTGCAGTTGTAGGAACAACCTTATCTAATTTTTCACTATACACCTCAGTTCTAACTGGGTCAGTTTCTAACACAAATACTTTATCTCCTTTTTTTATATTAGGTAAATTAGATATTATTTCTTTTATGATGAATAGCTGAGAGGCTCCTCCTTTACCTGTGTTTATATAGTTATATTCTGGATATAATGTATGTATAAGTCTAGGCCATATTTTATCAGTACCTTTTAACTTATGACCTTCAGTAAATGAATCACCAAAAAAGAAAATACAATTTTTCATATTATAGAAGGATTAGCTAATTTAAATTCCCATCCAAGTTTAGAGTAAATATTAACTAATTTATCTCTAACTGGTTTATGAGTGGGGTATCTCCATTGAGCTGCATCATCTACTCCTCTTTGACCTACAGACATATCTTGCCAGGAGTCTATGTTACTTTTATCACTATTTAGTACATAGGTAGGAATATTTTCCTTATAACATATAAACCCTAAATGTATATCTTCGCCCCATTTATCGTCATGTATTTTATACTTACAGTACTCTCTTAAAAGTTCAGTTTTAAAAAGATAACCCTGTCCGCCCATATCAACCTGTCTAGGTTTATTTAAATGTATATCTGCTGATATTCGTTCCTTTACATTGTAGCTGGTTGAGCCTTCTTCAAATATCATTCCGTAGTTTACTATACAAGCATCTTTTTTTTCTAAAAAATTTATACACCTTTCTAAATACCTCTTACCAGGAAGTATATCGTCATCGCATATGAAAACATAAGGAGTATCAATATTCAATGAAGAAATAAACCTGTTGTACAAAGGTGCACTTTTATGTTGATTACGATAAATTATAGCAGGATAATCTAACATATAATCATCTTTCCTATTCCAGTGTATTAGTATTTTACTTTCAATAGATTGATTACGGATAGCTTTTAATTGACTTGGTAGATAATCTAATCTATCCATTACGGTTAAAACTGTTGTTATCATATTAAATCTGTTTGAATATCATACCCTAAGTAAATATGTAAAATATAGTCCGATTGAACTTCTAATCTCTCATGAGGTATCTTAGTTCCTCTAAAATAACATCCTTCACCTTCTTGTAAATTAACTACAATTGTATTGTTATCATAAAATACTAATGAGTTATCTTTTTTATCAGATTGTTTAACTATAATAGAAATAGCAAACTCTGCAGCATCGTCTGTATGTTTTTTTAACTTATCTCCTTTTTTATACATTCTTATACCTGAGAATCTATTAGTAAGGTTAAATCCAGTTTCTTTTTCTAATATAGGTTTAATTTTATTAAGATAAGGAATAAAAAATTTATCTTGTCTAATTGCTTTAGTACCAACGGCCTGATGATCGTCTGGTTTATTTTTATATGTAATCCACCAATCGTGTATTAGATTTCTATCCTCTTCAGTAAGTAAATTTTTTAATACTTTCATATGAGTGGTTTATTGCCGTATTCGTCTATTACCTCCTGTAATCCTTTTGTAGGATAAAAACCAAATTCCTCTAATTTTCTTCCTTGTTTATTTATCTTTCTATAGGTCTCTACTCTTTCAATTGACTTTTCCAATCTTCCCCTAACCCATCTATAATGATCAATATCAATATAATCATCTGAAGGTTCTATATTTTCTAAATGATGAGGAGATGTAAATTTTATGTCATAAGGAAATAAACAAGGTTTCATAAGATTCCTACCCCATTTGCTTTTATCACTTATAACAGGAAATTGCTCCTCTAAACCTTTATCAGTAATAAATGATAAAGAAGAATCTAATGACTCTCTATCTCTTAACTTACCCCATACTGTACCTTCTAAAGGTCTATCCCATATCTGGTATTCATCTACATCTGCTGTTAAAATTAGTCCTTCTGTTTGTAATTGATTTAGTTTATCCATTTTTTGATCACAACTAAACTCTCCTACCCAGGTAAATATTTCAACTTTGTCACCTAAAGGTTTTAGTAGATGTTCAAACTTCGATGAATAAAATTTAAATTTAGAATGAAAAATTAACTTATAACGATCTATATCTAACTTACTATAGTGCTTTACAAAATGAGGAAGTAAAGGTAAATCATAATCAACGCTAATACAAGATGTAAGAGTAATCATATAACTGAAATTTTTTCGTCAAAAAATACTGATATAGTCTGTCTAAAGCCTTCTGTGATTTCAGTTACACTATGAGGGTTTTTTGCACCGTTAAATATCAGATAGTCTCCATTAGATTTAAAATTATCTACAATAGTACCATTTAAAACTAACTCACCACCTTTAAAATTATCTTCAGTAATTATAACTAAAGTAAGAGCAGATAAATCTCTATGTTCGTTAATAAGTTCTCCTGGTCTATAATTAACTATGTGAATATTTTTTACTTTTAATGTATCTTGTTTGGCAACATCGCATAAAAAATTTACCAATTCTTTATTCTCAAAACTAACTGGAATAAATTGGGTTTTTAATCTCTTTTTATTAGGACCTTGTATAGTTGTATACTTACTATATCCTTCAGTCTTAACATCGGACATAAGACCTTTTAGTTTAGTAAACTGCTCTGTAGTTAGTTTATTCATATTAAGTACTTATACTCCTCCCCTCCACATCTCAAGGTGTATCTTTCAGTAACTGTATTCCAGTTGTCGAAGTAAATATAAATAGTTTTTTTAAGACTGTAGTCTAATATAGCTCTGTATCCGTTAGTATAGAATATTCTACCTGAATTATTTTCAGGTCTTAAATCTATAGGCATAAAAGCACCTCCTACAAAAACTACCTTACTTTCGTTTAAAGGCTGGTAAGAAGATTTCCAATCTGTAGTAACTACATCTGTATTAAACCAAGTCCAACCTTTAGTATCACCATCAAAGTTCCACAATTCACATATAGAACCAAATTTAAGTCTGTCTATAACATCATCTAAATTGGGTCTTTCTTTCCAATCTGAAAGTCTTAAATCAGAATAGTGTATAAGTTTTTCAAATACATCAAGATAGTATTGAAAATTTTCACTGGTAACGAAATCAAAAGAATATCTATCGTCAGGAACTTTATCAATTAGATTCTTTTTATCAATCTTAAATTGAGTAATTTCTGATAGATTCATTCACCAATATCCAAAATTTTAGCAGCCATCCGAATAACATCTTCATCATACTCAACAAGTAATCCATATGCTTTTTTCTTTAACGCTGATGTTGGATGTTGAATTACTTCTCTACCGTCAATACCCCTATCAAATGGTCTTCTTGTTACAGTCTCACCACCGTCTGGAGATTCATAGATAAAAGTACCAGCTGATGTAGCTGTTTGAGTACTTTTCTTTGCCTCCTGCATTTCATGCCATTTTTTTACTGAATCACTCATATTATAACCAATTAAAATTATTTCCCATATGCCCCCATTCAGCTGTTTTACTGAATATAGGCTTCTTTAAATCTAAAAACTCTATTACACCCTTTGGAGATAAATCATATCCTTCAACTTCTCTTTTAACTCCATCTATAATAGCTGTAGCTTCTAAAGGTTGATCATGACCAATTGCATAAGCAAGTCTAACTAGTACTTCTTCTGCTTTATATCTTCTTAAATATTCAACTGCGATTGCTCTAGCCATGTAAGCTGCAGATCTATCTACTTTAGTCGCATCTTTACCTGAGAATGCTCCGCCACCTAAAGGAACTCTAGGACCATAATTATCTACTGCTAGTTTTCTTCCTGTTAGTCCAGCATCTGCATCGAATCCACCTAATAACCAATCACCGGCTGGGTTACAATGTAAGTCTTCTATTCTGTAATCAGGATATTGATCGAAAAATTCAACCACTAGGTCTTTAAGAATATTAGTAGGAGTGCAGCAAAATGAAGCTACTACCCTTAATGAGTTACCATTCATAGTAACTTGAGTTTTTCCATCGTACGGATACTTTTCGTATATATGTTGTGCTAATTTGCGAGCTAAGTAATACTCTTGAGGAACGTATTCTTCATTGTCGTTACAAGCATATCCTATCATAATACCTTGATCTCCTGCTCCTCCTGTATCGACTCCTTGAGCAATTTCTGGTGATTGTCTAACTATGTTAGTCTGTACTCCGATATCCTTACCGTATACTCTTTTAACTACCTCTGGTACATCTACAAATGCTTTAGTTGTCAACTCTCCAGTGACAGTTATAATCCCATGACCGCCCATCGTTTCGATAGCCGCTCTTGTATCTGGATCTTGTTTAAGACATTCGTCTAATATTGCATCTGAAATTCTATCACAGATCTTGTCTGGATGATTTGGTGTTACTACTTCTGCTGTTCTCATAACTGTAATATACGAAATTAATTTAAATTAAACAAGCTTTTTATTCTACTTGTTATTGGTCTTTTAGCATGAACAGGTATATTATATTTTTCAATAAGTAGTCTACTAAATATTACCCAGTTCTCTATAGTAAATAAGTATTCATTATTATCGGTCATACCTAACAGTTCTTTGTACTGACCTATGGTCTTAGGTTTAAAAGTAAAATCATTATTAAGTAACTTATAAAGGTTATTCGGAATAGGTGATGTAAATTGATCCCTCCAAAATGGGGTATCGTCTTTTATACTTAAATAATGATATTTGAGATGGATCATTATCTGATCATTTACTCGTCTGAAATAATCATTGTATTCCTTATGTTTAACATTCTGTAAAGTTCTACTTTTGGTAAAGTAGAGTAGTTGTTGACATACAGTCATTAATGATGTAGCTTCAAGAGGTTCAAAAAATCCACCACTTAATCCAATAGCAAAAGTATTACCTCTATATAAATCTTTATAGTAACCAGATTCAAAATGTATAATTCTACTACTAAATCTATTGAATAATTTTTGACCCATATATTCCTCTAACTCTGCTCTAGCATCATCGTCAGATATTCTAGTGTTATCGAATACATACCCACAACCATAACGATGTTGTAAGGGTATCTGCCATAACCATCCATGTTTCATAGCAACAGCATCTGTGTATGTTTTAGCAAGAGGATTATCAGATTTTCTTTCAATTGAAAAAGGTATTGCACTATTAACAGGAAGGTATTTTTTAGTTGATATCCATTTAGTATTATATTCCTTACCAATAAGCAATCTAGCAAAACCAGAGCAATCAAAATAATGTTCAGCGGATATGTTACCGGTTTTTTCTAAATAAACTCTTGTTATATTTTCACCATTTCTTTCGCACCCAGTATACTTATCTATAATATGAATTATACCTCTTGATTTGGCTATACCTTTGAGAAAAGCAATAATTAAAGCACTATCAAAATGATAAGCATAATTTATTCTTCTATTTGTAAAAAATAAGTTTTGAAAAGAATCATTATTACCAGACCAATTAGTAAACCTAACTCCAAATTTTTTAGTTCCATTAGTTTTACGTAGAAATTCTTCCTCTGTGATACCTAAACTCTTTAGTATACCAACTATTTGAGGAGTAGTACCCTCTCCTGCTCCTACTGATGGTATTTTGTCACTTTAACTAAAAGCTATAGTCTGCCCAGGGTTATACTTCTGCATGTATAATGCAGTAAGCCAACCAGCTGTTCCTCCACCAATAATTAAAGCTGCATAATGATTATTCATTTATGTATTTACTTTTAAATATTTCTTTAAAATTACTATAACCAGCAGCAGCGTTCTCTTCCCATGCAGATTTACTTCCATCGTCACTTACCCATTTATATATGGATACCTTTACTCCTTCATTTTTTGCAACCTTAGCTATAGAATATCCCTCCATATCTACTAAATTACATTTTTTAATCATATTATTATAATGTAGGCTATAATAATTATTAGTATCATAAAAAGTATCTGTGGTGAATAACTTAATATCTGAGTTGTTAATTCTTATAGGATCATGTTCCGGTACTACACATCCGTAAAAATCATCATGTACCTCTCCTACTTCTAATACATCTCCTACCTTATGATCTTTTAAATTACCGCAAGAACCAAAATTAATTATACAGTCAGGTCTTCCTCCTGCGTTTTCTAATTTATATTGTTCTATTAATTTTTTAGTATTTAAGGCTGCTTCAACCTTTCCAATACCTATAATATGAATAGGTATACCGAATAGAGAATCATCATGATGTTCTAAACGAGTTGCTGATATTAATAAGATACGAGACATTTGATATCATGATTTTTTAAGATTCCTATATCTAACAAACATAGAGAATCTATAACTTGATATCCTGCGTTTGTGGCTAGTTGTTCAGATGCTCTCATCGTACCACCGGTCGCGAGTACATCATCAACTAAAATTACATTACCCCATCCTTTTTCCATCTGTATAACATCTGTGCTATATTCAGTATCATATGATATAGTCTCTAAATTATCAGGAGGTAGCTTGCCTTGCTTTCTTATTAATTTAAAACCAGAGTTTGTTATCCACGCCAAAGCTGTCGCGAATATAAATCCTCTAGATTCAATACCTACAAAATAATCAATTTTATCATATGATACGTCAATTAAGTCAGTCATTGCTTGTATTGCATCTTCAAATGCTTGTGGATCGGCAAGTAACGGTTGAATATCTCTAAATAAAATCCCTTCTTTTGGGTGGTCGGGTATGTCTTTTATAAACTGTTTAAATAACATTAATCTTGTTTACCAACTGCAGTAAAAGCTATTTTAAAAAGCGCGAGTATTCTCTTCCATAACGGAAGTTTTTCATTCTCGAACTGCTTTTTAGCATCTCTTCTTTTTGCTTGTTTTGTTTTGAATATGTTCATATTAATAAATATAAGAAAAATAACTAATGAATCCTAATTTATATAATAAGATCCGGATTATCTGCTCCGATTAACTTTAAAATAGGATTATAAGTAGACCAAAACTTTTTTTGCATTTTTGGGTCAGTCACCCAGTGATTAGGCGTTCGCAATTCTATCATTATCTCCCCTTCATCCGCCATTTTTCTATCTTCAGCAAAGTAATCCAATTGTAAATGATAGAACGACTCTGCTGTTGGTTGGGTTCCTTTTTGCCAAAACTTAGAATCTTCATATTGAGATCTATTAATAGAATAAAAGTAAATAACGTTTTTAGTAGGTAGGTTAGGAAGAATATTAGTAATTATATTATTAGCTACTGATATATAATCTTGCATAAAAACATGACTATCGTATAGATGTCTTATATACCTATCATAAGCATTTAAAGTATCAAGTACTTTCATTTGAGAATCTATAGAACGTAAATCTTCCCAAGTTACATTTAACTCACGCACGAATTCATTCTCTATCATCCCATATGGACTCATATCTAAATGCTTTACGTCTGGTCTACGCACCATATGTTCCATCAAATGCAATTTACCTAAGTAATGACGAGTTGGGTCTGTGATTGCCACTACTACGTAATCTTCTTTTTTCATTCTTGGACCACAAGTATGCAATCTATCAAGTAAGTACGAAGTACTACTACCTCCTGCTCCTAACTCTTGTATTTTAGCCTTACATCTATCTGCTACATATCTAACCCAATTGTCATCATGTTCAATGTAACTATCTCCAAAAAACCAAATATTTCTTCTCATATAAATAAATATAAAAAAAACCCTTCCGGAAAGGGAAGGGCTTGTAAAAAATGCGCGTGGCGACTTCGTCGGGGAGGAAAAACGCCCTACCCCTTCACAGCATCCATGTTCGCTTTCTTGTAAGGTGTAATCAATTTCTTGATCTCACCAGCAGCTTTTCTAGCTCTTGCTTGAGAAGCTTTTGTAGTTCCACCGTTTTCGGCTTCTAAAATAGCATACTGCTCTGCAATCTGCTCAAATAATTCTTGTTTTGCACTCATAATTAATTAATTAAATTTAACCTAACAACATGTTTGGATCAACTCCATCTGTTGTTTTCTTTTTATTCTTTCCTGTTGAGACTACTGCTTCAGTAATTAGTAAAGTACCAGCTACTGATGCTGCATTTTCTAAGGCTAGTCTCGTTACCTTAGTAGGGTCTATAATACCCTCTTTAAACATATCAAAGTAATCTTCTTCTCTTGGATTGTAACCAAACCAAAACTCTCCGTTAACTTTAATATAGCTTTCTATATCTCCTATCTGATCATTGTTATAACCTGCATTCTCTAATATTTTAAAAAAAGGTCTTTCTACAGCATTTATAACTATATCATACCCTACTGCAACGTCTCCTTCTGGAGGAGGTGTTTCATCAAGGTCGTTTTGAAGTGTACCGACTAACCATAATGCAGCATTAAGTAAAGCTATTCCTCCTCCGGGAAGTATACCTTCTTCGATTGCTGCTTTGGTAGCATGAAGAGCATCATCTACTCTATCTTTCTTTTCTTTCATTTCTACTTCAGTATGACCACCTACATGTACTATAGCAACTCCTCCTACAAATTTAGATAATCTATCTTGAAGTTTTTCTTTTTCATATGGAGAAGTAGATTCTTCTATTTGAGTTTTAATCTCTTCTACTCTCTGTACTATAGCATCTTGATCACCTTTAGCATCTACAATAGTAGTTATCTCTTTACCGACAGTTACTTTATTTGCTTTACCTAACCAGTTAGTATCAAACTTATCTAATCTCATACCTTTTTCAGAAGATATAACCTGACCTCCTGTGAGTACTGCGATATCCTCTAAGCTTTGTTTTCTTCTATCACCAAACTCAGGAGCACCTACTGCAGCACAAGGAAGTATACCTCTCATCTTATTAACTACCATAGTAGATAACGCCTCTCCTGATATATCATCTGCAATGATAAGAAGAGGTTTATTCTGTTGAGATATAGCTTCTAGTAAAGGAAGTAGCTCTTTTACCTGACTAAGTTTTTTATCAGTAATAAGAATAAAAGGATCACTGAGAACAGCCTGCATTGAATTGTTGTCAGTAACGAAGTATGGAGACTTATAACCGCGATTGAATTGCATACCCTCAACAGTTTCAAGGTATGTCTCTCCAGTTTTTGATTCTTCGATTGCGACAACACCATCAGTCCCAACTTTATCCATGGCAGTAGAAATTAACTCACCAACTTCTTGATCGTTATTGGCTGAAATTGTAGCTATCTGCTTAAGCTGTTCTTCATCTGTGATCTCTTTTGATTCTACGGCTAGATAGCCTGTTATGTCTTGAACTGCTTGTTCAATACCTTTTTTGATGTCAACTGCATTTGAACCTGCAGACATTCTATCAATACCTTCACTTAAAATAGATTGAGCTAATAATGTAGAAGTAGTAGTTCCATCTCCTGCTTGTTCAGCAGTTTTTATAGATGCCTGTTTAACTATCTGTGCTCCTAAGTTTTCAACTTTATCTTTAAGTTCAATGGACTTAGCTACAGTAACCCCATCTTTAGTTGATACGGGATTACCCATATCTTGTTCTATAATAACATTACGTCCGGATGGACCTAATGTTGCCGTAACTGCATTTGCTAGTTTATCGACTCCGTCAGCTAGTTTATTTCTAGCTTCTTTTGAAAATGTAATTTTTTTACTCATAACTAATCTTCTTCAAATCCTACTGGTGGTTCCTGTTCTACTACTGCAAGTACTTCTCTATCAGAGGCAATATAGTACTCTTCTCCTTCAAAGTCTATTCTTAACGTACCAATCTTAGGTACTAAAATTATATCCCCTACTTTACAAGAACGTACGTGATTAATAACTCCTGTAGCAGTCCAAGCTCCTGGTCCTACTGCTAGTACTTGGCCCATCTCAGGCTTTTCTTTTCCCATATCAGGGATAACTATTGAACCATATGTCTGTTCACCTTCATCAATAGGTTTTAACAGTATACGATCGTTAGTTGGTTTTAATTGTTTTGCCATTTATATAACGTTTATTATTAATATAAGATAATTTATTTGAAAGACAAACTCGAGAGCATAAAAAATTTAGCTAATTTTCAAAGTTTTTAACTCTGATCCTTTAGCAAAAGGAATTGTAACTGTTAATAGTCCGTCTATAAACTCAGCTTTTGCTTTACTAAGTTCAAACTTGCTATCAATTTTCCAGCCTAGATTAAAAGATCTTTTAGCTATACCTTTATGGATATAGTCTTTATTATCTTCGTTACTAGACTTATCGTAATTAACTCTCAATGTACTATTTTGAGTCTGAATTTGAATATCCTCTTTTGAGATTCCTGTAGCCGCTATGTCGAATACTAAATCTGTATCCGTCGTATAAATGTCTACTGGGTGAGGAACTTTGGTTTCTGCAAGCGGAGAAAAAGTGCTTGCGTCTTGAAAAAAATTTCTAACTAAAATGTCGAACGGTGTACGTTCATAAAATAATGTACTCATATCATTAAAATTTATGATGCCCTAGGGTCATCGGTTAATAAAAAAATTAAAATCGCTCTCGAGTCGATCTCTCATTTAAAATAAATAGGCTCTAATGCCCTTCTCTCCAGTTATCAGCTATCTCTGGAGGTGCTTTTAAAGTAACTCCGGGTAGTTTAGTTGTGTTTTCCATAATCTCTTGTACATAAGGTGCAAACGTTTCTGCATCCTTTTCATCAATATTAATAATCAACTGGTCATGTACTTGAGCTTGAACTATAGCATCTATACCTAATTCTTTAGCCTTCAAGTTAATCTTTAAAGCTGCTCTATTTACTACAGCAGCAGCTAATGACTGAAGCTGGAAGTTAAGACAGTTATTGAGTCCGTTACGATAGTCTCTATAAGCTTGAGTAACTTGATCTCTAGGAGAAATAGTCTTAACTATCTCCCCATCTTTCTTAACATACTTAGGAGGTATCTGAGATTCTAGCTCTTTACGGAATCTCCAATCCATCATTCTATCACCAACCTTACTATAAAGCTTCTGAACTTTAGGTAAATGACGTACTCTACCGACATGGTTTTCAATCTGA